GATTTATTGAACCTTTAGAAAGTAACGGATTATTTTCGGTACATCATTTCTTAGAAAAATTATGTAAAACCTTATTACCGGGTACAGTTACGCAATGGGATAAAGATGCCTATAACACTGCTGTCAGAGGTATGTTCCAAAACTTTGCAGAGTTTGTAGCCTTGCACTACGCTCTAAGTAATAGACATGATTCTGCTTATTGGATTGCCAACGGAGAAAGAGTTTATGACAAAACTATGCCTGATCTAGCTCCGACCTCGAGTGTAGGTTTTTTTGATTTCCAAGATAGAAAGATGTTTACCGGACAACTTGATTTAAACTATGGTATAACTTTTATTTCAACAGGAATGAACAGGCATATTATCGACAGGATTGATGTGATAAAAAGACAGTTCCACAGTAAAACTGATTTCAGAAAGAGATTTTTTGATAGTTTTACTAAAATGGAAATGCGGAAAAAACGTTGGAAAGAGTTGGCTGAAAAGGAACCAACGTTATATCAATATTTAAGAACACACATACATACTACTGAGTAAGATCAGTAATATATACGTCTTTATTTCCATTTTCAAATAGAACTTTGGCAGCTAAAAATTTTTGTTCTGCATTCACAGAACCGTTTAGTTCAGCTGCTGGTGCTCTGAATAAGGTCTTTCCGTCTGATAGCCAAATATAACTTTCTGGTTCGGCTTGATTGTGTCTTAGTCCTTGTTTTATTTCTTCACTGTACGCCATATCAATACCTTACAATAACTATTCCAGGGCCGCCGTCTCCACCATTAGACGTTCCAGTACCTGTATACCAACCACCGCCACCACCACCACCGGTGTTAGTTGTTCCTGGTTCACCTCTACCGTTTGGCGCAAATTCGTAATCAAAAGATCCTCCTTTGCCACCACCTCCTTGACCGCCCTGAGCTGAATTTACCGGTGTTGTCACTCCACTATTGTGAGTGCCACCTCCACCGCCACCACCATAAAATACGTTTCTGCCTGTAATATCAAATGATCTTCCAACACCGCCTCTTCGTCCTGCTGCTGTGAAAGTTGATGTATTAGTTAGAGCATTTCCTATCGCATCTTCTCGATCTATCCAATATCCGCCGGCACCGCCAGCACCACCACCACCTCCACCAGACCAGTTTCCTGAACCAGGTTCATAGTGGTAGTCTGGTCCTGCACCACCAGAACCGTCAGCCTGTCCGCTAGACGCTCCTGGATAACCGTATTGTGTACCACCGGGATTCGATTGGCCGGGTTGTTGAGCCGTTCCACCGTTGGTAGAACCACTTGGTTGTCCGCAACCTCCTGCGCCGCTGCCTCCTGGACTTGGAGTGTATGTACCCCAACTGCCGCCACCTCCGCCTCCTAACGCAGTGTGTGTTCCGAATGTGCTATTTCCTCCAGGATTGCCGTTAGGAGCTGGGTGATTACCGCCAGATGTTCCACCTGCGCCAACTGTAACTGCCACAGTTCCTCCAGGAGTTACTGGAAATGATCTGTTATAGACGATTCCACCGCCTCCACCGCCACCTCCAATGGTTCCGCCAGCCCCACCACCACCAACCACTAAAACTTCAACTTCTGTTATACCTGAAGGCACACTAAATGTTGCAGGTCCTGTAGATGTAAAGCTTACAACTGTTCTACCCTTTGATCCAGTTGTGCCGGTAACACCTGCAGATTTGAAACCTCTTGCGTCTGCTTCTTCTAATCTAGCAGTAGATGTATTAAATCTAGTATATCCGGTTATCGTTTCTGAATTTATTGTGCGATATCTTAAATGAATAACTCCTGGACCACCTGCACCTGCTAAAGAAGCTCCGCTGCCTCCACCACCACCACCGGTGTTTGTACTTCCTGCCGTTCCTGCTACAGGGCCCGGAGACCGTTGTCCTCCTGGACCACCGCCACCTAAGCCACCAGCGCCACCAGGAGAAAACCAAGTTCCACCACCACCACCGCCACCATAATATGCCAGGGAACCTGTGATGTTAAACGCCAACCCGTCGCCGCCCTTACCGCCCCCAACACTCCTTCCTACTGTGCTGGCTCCACGTTCGCCAGCACCTCCGCCTCCCCCGCCGCCACCGCCCGGGCCATTCCCCGGAAAAGCATCCCCTCCGGGATGTCCAAATCCTCTAGCTGTAGTTGTACTGGGAAAGAATGACGTTTGTATGCCGGGACCTCCCGCAAATGGTGCTGAGCTAGAAGGCGGTCCTCCCGAACAACTGGCGCCGCCACCTGAACCGCCTGCTAGTAAATGACCTGTTGCACCTTGACCGTTGCCGCCGCCACCACCGCCAATAGCGGTTAAAGATCCAAATGAGCTATTTCCGCCATTGCCTCCTTTTAATCCAGCACCGTTACTGTCTGGACCAGCTGCTCCTCCGGTTCCTACATTATAAGAAACGGTGCCGCCGGGAGTAACTGGAAAATGTTGAGCATAAACAATACCACCAGCGCCGCCTCCGCCATTGCCGTCTGCGCTGGGGTTTCCACCACCACCACCACCGCCACCGGCAACTATTAATACTTCTACTTCAGATACGCCCGAAGGCACTGACCAAGTTCCGGGTCCAGTTGATGTGAATGATACTAATGTGGATGTAACAGTTGGAGCCTGTGCTGCCGTACCGCTAGGCACCATTGTTGATCCTGTTGCAGGAGATGCTATTGTTGTTGGTGAATTTAATATTGCCATTTTTTCTTATCTACTTTTAAAAACGTACTATAACTATCCCGGGGCCGCCGTTACCGCCACCGCCGTATGGATTACTACCAGTGTGGCCGCCGCCACCACCGCCACCACCTGTATTCTTAGCTCCCGGACTTGGAGGTCCGTATCCCCTATTCCATTGCCTGAAAACACCGTCTTCAAACGCAGTGGTTCCTGATCCTGATCCACCGCCTCCGACGCCGCCAAAGCCGCCACTCGATTGCGGGCCATGTCCACCGCCACCACCACCGCCGGCATACCATTTTAAGGTTCCTGTTATGGCGCTTGCAGCTCCCATTCCACCCATACCTCCACGACCGTATCCGAATCCTGGATATCCTTGACTGCTGGCGCCACCTCCACCGCCCATAGCATGTGGAGGGCTTCCTGGTGCGTCACCTCCGGGCCATCCTTGTCTACCTGTGGGATAATCATTAGCTGATCCTGGGCCACCTGGGTGTGTATATGCTGCACCTCCTCCGGACGCTCCGGGGCGGCCTGCGCCTCCTCCACCATAACCATTTCCCGGATGGCCTGATCCGCCACCGCCGCCGTAGGCTATTAGTGTGCCGAATGAAGAATTAGCGCCATTTTTATTTGAAATTGTACCATCGCTACCTGGTCCTCCAGTGCCGACTACAACAGGCACAGTACCTCCAGGAGTCACTGGAAAATCAGTAACTTCTACAAATCCTCCGGCTCCACCGCCACCACCCAAAACGCCGCCGCCACCTCCACCGCCGATAACCAAAACATGAACACGTTCTACACCTGTAGGTACATTAAATGTAGCAGGTCCTGTGGCATTAAATGAAATAATAGTTGGTCGTATACTGGAATCTTGTTCTACAGCCATCTGTGTCCATGAAGATCCGTTCCATACTTCCATACCAATTCTTCTACCGTTGGCATCGTTATCTGTATTAAATCTAATAGCTCTATCGCTGGCTGTAAGCGACGGGCGTTGAGCGGTTGTGCCTGCCGGATATTGAATAAAACCGGTACCGATTAAGTTGGTATTTTTTAATGTTGCCATTATCTAGAACTCTTTAATTCTTCCAATTGTGACTTTAATTCTTTAATTGCTTCTACAAGATAAGCTGTGATTTTTGTATATTTAATTCCATAAGGCTTACCTTTTGTATCTAAACTTACTAAATCTGGAGCATATTTAAATACCTGTTCAGCGATCAAACCTGCTTCATGTTGCTTTGTATCTCGTCTGTCATAGGTTACTCCAACTAATTTTAACACAGTATCTAACGCATTTTCGAGAGGTTCAATGTTGGTCTTAAACACTACACTAGATGTTTCAACAATGGTAGCTGCTGTAATTTGTCCGCTAATTCCAACACCTCCTGTAACAACTAATGTACCAGTACCTACTGTAGACGATGCTACGTTGTCTGTCATCAGCACACTGGCTGTAGCTTTTGTAGCCGAACTTGTGCCATTAATAGTAATTGTTCCGCTGTTGCTTGTACTACCTCTTAAAGTCGGATGAGTAGCAATAGTACTGATTAGTTCACCTGTGCTTGGTACAAAAGAAAGATTTGTTCTAGCTTTAGGTGCTAATGTAGTAGGCAGTGACCCGCTAGCTGTGTCAAATAACGGATAATGCACTGTAGCAGAAGCTCCCGGATCACTTACAGCAATATTTCCACCTGCCGACGACCAACTTAAATTGCCGCTGGTGTCGGAGCTTAAAACAAATCCGCTTGAAGATGCAACTGCTGCTGGCCATGTTATCGTGTAGTTCGCTGCCATATTGCTAGCAGCCTGTACTTGTATGTAGTTGGTTCCATTAGCAGTAGCTTCTCTAAATCTAATACCTGCTTGGTTCATCATGGTAAGTGTACCATCATGCATCGTATCAGAATTAACCTGAACTACGCCAGTACCGTTAGGATCCAACGTTAGATTAGCATTGGTCTGTGTTGTTGTTAGAGTGGCGGCATTGGCCTGGACCAATCCAATTTTTTCAAGACCTACTTGGCCACCGCTGGTTCTTCTTCCCATAATTTACCCGCCTTATGCTGTTGATGTTTCTATGCCAAACACTACTACACTCAAAGTAGGTGTAGCAGTTGGTGTCTGCACTACTAATAGTTTGCCAGCGTCCATTACAATACCTGTTCTTTCTAAAACACCGTTAGGTACTAGTGCTGAATCATATTCAATATATTCAGCTGTAGTAGGTGTAGCCGATGAAGCTACCGCAATTCTTATACTAGCGTTTGCACTTGCACTGCGATTAACAACGTTCACAGTTACTACTGCAAAAGTTGTTGCAGGTACTGTGTACACAGTAGTATCTGCGGTTGTTGTAATATTGGCTGTGCCTAATCTTCCTGTTGCCATTTATAGTCTCCGTTTAATTATTTAAGAAGTAATTCCAAGCTACTGGATAACCTGTAACTCCTGAACGGAAGTTAAAGACTGCCTTCATTTGGATAGTACCGCCTGTTGTTGTTGTAATTTGTGATCCTGAAACAGACACAAATCCAGCCACTAAGCTATTTACGTTTAGTGCAGCACCGCCGCCGCCAATCTGTGCAGATATGTATGCACGGATAGCACGTTGGGTAGGTACAACACTATCTGAGTTAGCTGTTAAGAATGGATCAGTTGAAAACTCAGTAATTGTTGCTGAATTTCCACCCAATGTAATGTTACCTAGTGATAGTTCTGCAAGACCTGCAATGTTAAATGCATCAGCATTTAATGTTGCAACACCAGTTGACTGTTCAATAGTAAACAGTTCGCCAACACGGAAGTTACCGTCTTGGTCAGTGGATGTATAGAACACACGACCCCCGTTTAGGTCAACTGTTTCGTTAGCTTGTACTGGCACTTGTGTTGGTAATCCAGGATAATTTGTTTCTGTAAAATTACCTGTGCCAATATCTAAGAAATCATGTCCTGTTAATCTCACCTGGCTGTACCTAATTCTAGTTGTAATAGCTGTAGAATCTGCAGGTGAGTTAAATTCACTCATATCAGGTGATATCTGGAAGAATGCTGCTATAGCTCCATTTTGTGTGCCTGATTGAGATAGAACTTGAACTAACTTATAAACTGTATTTGGCTGTGTAGCAAATACTACGTTTGCACCTGCTCTTGGTACGTCTGTTAAACGCTTTACGCCTATAAATCTTCCGCTTTGGAAATTATTAGCATAGCCGTCGCCTATGTCTTCTTCAACTATTGCCGAATCATATCCAGTTCCTCTATCAATAAAACTAGGTTGTGCGCACACACCATCTCCCAATCTTACAGAAGTAGGTGCTTCATATATATTATTAGGATCTGTAATAGTGATTGTAGGTGCAGAAGAGTAAGCAGATCCTGGATCTACTACTCTAATAGCAAAAATCTTATTGTCTGCGACAAAAGCTCTAGCAGTTGCAGTGGCACCGAGTATGGCACTTGATGCTGCTGTTGTAGATGCGCTAGGAATGATAGCCCAGATACCCGATGAATTTGGATTACCTTGTATTGCTGCTAATGCTCCTGTGCCGCTGCCTCTTGTGATAGCTCTAGTGGTCCATACTAAGCCATCTTCAGAACTTACCATGTTATTACTACTTGATTGTGTTACAACAAATACACCTTGACCGTAGTGAACACTGGTAACTGTGCCGGATCCAAAATATCCAGTCTCTCCGCTGTTACTCCAGGTCGTTCCGCCGTCTATCGAGTATGCTGGATCAACTGCACCACTTGTACTGACTGCTACAAATTTATTCTTACCATAAGCAATGCTGTTCCATGTTGAACTGGCTGGTAAAGAACCTCCTGCTGTCCATGTAGCACCACCATCGATACTATAGCTTGTGCTTGTGCCGCCAGTAACTACTGCTACCCATCTTCCCTGACCGTAGGCAACTGACTGCCATGTTCCTGCTCCTAAACTGCCGCCAGCAGTCCATGTAACTCCACCATTAGTAGAATAAGCAGTTGCTCCGGTATTTCCTATCACCACCCATGTACCAACTCCGTTATTGCTTCCGTATGCAATACTTACTGCTGTTCCAGAAATACCTCCTGGTAATGCACCGCCTGCCGTAAATGAAACGCCGCCGTCGATAGAATAAGCATTAACTGTTGTGCTTGAAGATATCGCAACAAGATGATTTGCAACTGGTGTTGCTGTGCCTGTGCCTGATCCCGCACCGGTGGCTACGAAATAAGTACCTACTAGGTTAGAAGCAGCTCCAATGCTTGTGAATACTGTGTTTCCTAAAGTTGTAATAACGTAGGATCTACCAATTACAAAACTTCCTGCTGTTTCAACAACAGTTAATTTTCCTGCAGCTAGGCCGTTCCAGTTCGAAGTGCTTAGTGCAGTAGCAGCTGACCAGTTTGCACCGTTAGTTGATGTCTGTACAGTTTGAGATCCGCTAGCCACAGCAACAAAATTGCCTCCAGCTGCAACTCCGGTAAACTCTATAGCAGTTATAGCCCCAGTTGTGCTATTAATAGCTGTGATTGTAACGGTGATGTCATTAGTTGTACTTGTACCACCTAAATTTGTTCCTGCTAATGTTATAGTATCTAATCTAGCATATCCAGTACCGCTACCTACAATATCAACGGCACGATATTTGACTCCTTTTCTAACAACCGTAAACGTAGCACCTGTTCCGCTTCCGCTAGTAGTTCCAGAAATTGGTGTGTACACTTTAAACACTGGTGCAAAAGTTGCGTCACTGAATGTTTGAGAAGTTGCTAATGTTCTACTGGTCGAACTATATGTAGGAGATGTAAATGCAACTCTTGGCTCAACAATATAGGTGGATGAGGCATCCGGAGCTACAATTGCAGTTCCTTGTACTAAATGATCCCAACCAGATGCTCCTGTTGATTCTTTAGTGACTGTAGCTACTTTTGTTCCTGCATTATACGCAGATACAATACCTACTTGACCTGCACCGGCACCTGCTGTTACGATAAGTTTCATACCCACGTAAGCACCAGTGATTTCGTCGTCAGTAGCTGCTAAAGTAAGTGAACTTGTTGTGCCGGCCTGCGCAGTGTTGGCATTTGAAATATAGCCAAAACCACCTAGATTTCCGTCAGCTTCTGGAGCCGTTGTACTATCGTCTACATTGTCTAGTAATCGAACTTGGAAAACAGCATCGTCGCGGAAATCATCCTGTTCAACTTCTGCATTTGCACCACCGCCCGAAATACTCCATGTCTGTTCGCTGTATTCTGATCCGGCATTGTCATATTCAAATTGATATATTTCATTGATACCATCAGTAGCAACTGAACCTACAGTAGCATTATAAGCTTTATTATCTACCTGGCACAAAATTGGTGTTTCGTTCGCATCAAAACCTTCGGCAACAGAACCAAAATCGCCGTATGAGTTATTACCGTTGGTACCGCGAATACGTCCACCGTTTTCTGCTAGATAACCAATGTGTGCATAGTATGTGAATACAGAAACAAGTTCTGCACGACCATTGTTAGTTACCCATGCGCCTATACCATCTGAAATAACCTGTGTGAAGTCATTAGAAACGATAGAATCATTTCCGCCATTATGTAGTGCGCCATCAATTTTCTGTCCAATTGCTGCTGTACCAAATGTTGTGACGTTTTGAACATACGGTGAGCGACCTATAATCCATGTACGGAAATCGTCTGGGCCCCAACCTGGATCTAGTGAGCAGTATGCGCCTGCACTTACTCTTGAAGTTCCTAAACTGTTAGGTGCAAGTAGATCACCAGTTAATCCTTGTAATGTTTGATTTCTAACACCAGTACCGTTTCTTAGATAATACATATCTTCTTCTAAACTACCGGTAACAGCATTAGAATATATTCTTGCAGCTAATCTTGATTTGTAGTTGCCTGGATATTGCAAATCAAATTTCAAAGCATCAATGTATCTCTCGACATCTCTTTCACACTGTACTGTATCGTAATATAATTCAACAGTCATCGAGCCAGAGGCATTAGAAGTTATATCTAGAGCTGTGTTAGAATTTCTAGTTGTAGAAATCTTGAATGTAGTGGAACTTACAACGTTCTGAACATAATAAGTTGTTCCAGTGTTTACACCACCAAATATAGAACCTGTAAATCTAATTGCTGCATTTCTCTGCATCCAGCTAGTATCTGCACAGGTAAACAAATCTGTTGCCGCTGTGGCTGCGGTAACTGTTGTTTTGTAAGTAGCTGCACCCCAAGCTGTAATTTCTGAAACAATGTAATCTCTGTTTCTTTCTAATTGTAATCTAGCCCAATCAGCACTACGTATAGAAGTCTGGCATACTGAACCTTCATTGGTAGCGCCGTATACAATATCATCTAACATTTGCATTAATGTGCTGATTCTGCTCTGTGCTGTAGCGTTGCCTCCAACGTTAGCTGCGGCCTGTGTAGCTACATAAGCAAACGCCGCACGAGTTGCTGCTTTTTGTCCTAGGTCAAATACATCGCTGGCGCTAGATCTCAAATATGAATAAGCCGCTAATCGTGTTTGGAAATTGCTGTTGAACATAAAATCAAACATCACAGCTTCTAGAATCAATCTTACGTCTCGCTGACACTTAGTAGTATTGTATACTAAGGTCGGATAGTTTGTGGAAATAAAGCTAGTAGCATTTGTAACAATAGTTTCCTGTGCTGCATCTAATGTCTGTGCTGCTGTGATCAACGCTGTGGTAGATGTATTACCGTTTTGTGCGGTTGGATAATCTATAACTTCTAAGTCGATATCTAAACCAGTACCGTTAGTAAAAGTTGCAAGTACTGATCCTCCGTAGTTTGCTGCAAGTTGAAAAGTGTTAGTTGCAGTTGTCACCACCCAATATTTTACACCTGCTGTTAATCCATTAGCTGTGACTCTAGGAATCACAGCATCTCCAACAAGCATTCCGTGATTGTTAGAAGTGAATGTGTTCAACGTTGCAATATCAGTAACATTAATTTGTGGCGTGTTACCTGCAGTTGAATCTCCTTGAACAATATTAATAATTTGATCAATATAATTACCAATATCGGTCGTTGTAACAGAGCCGCCAGTTAAATTTACACTATCAGTCCATTGTGTTGCAGTGTTTCCTGCAGATTTAGTTACAGTTGTATTAGCAACAATTTGTTGTAATATAGTCTTTAATCTGCTGTAGGCGGCAGCAGTAGCAGCTACCTCGGAACTGTCAATCATTAAAGTGGTGCTGCCGTTGCCATCAAAATAGGCAAGTCCTGCTGTGAGTGTTGCCCACTTACCTGTATAAGTTAAATCATAACATACTGCATCTACAATGTATCCAACATCTCGTTTGCATTTAGTTTTGCTATATTTTACAGATGGATAATTTTGAGCAATCCAAGCGGTCAATTCTTCTTTTACAAATTCTTTATTTTCTTTTATTAATGTTCTAGCATCTTTATATCCAGCTAAGAAAGATGTGTTATAACCAGTTGGATCTGCAGAGCTTTCCATTATGGTAGTGCCGACTTTAAAATCTATCTGGTGTTGCATTACTCTTACCAGACGCTTAATATCTGTTTCTTCTACAGAACTTGCGTATGGGAATGCTACATTCTGAACATCGGTGTTCCCAGCACTTTCAGTTACGTTAGAACCTAAAACAATCTGTCCTACTACTGTTTCTAAACGACCCAGTGCTCCAACAGAATATTTTACATCGTCTTTACTAACTAAACTTCCTGCAGGCCCAGCATTTACAGAACGCACTTCGTCACCAACAAGAGCAGTTTCTGCAGGTACAATAATAGGTAATGTTTCTCTATATTGACCTGTTCTGATATTAATTGTATTGTTTGGTACCACACGTTCTGGCAGATTACTAGAATCTTGATCGGTAAGAGCAGTGATTACTAGATCGATAAGTTCATCAGTAGTATCAGTAACTCCTGTTTCTGCTGTATAATCTGTATCAATATATTGTGCTACTACAGCAGTTGAATCTTGACCTACGTTTTGATATACAGTAGTAGGTGCTTGATTTGCAAGAACTTTCCCCACTAAAGTTTTCATGTATTCGTAAGCAGCAATACCTTCATCAGCTTCGGCTGCTAGAGTAACATAAGTTTGATTTTCAGACGTTGCTGAAAATTCGCCTTCTTCTCCAAAACCTCCAACAAAACTAAGAGCTGCTGAACGCATTTTAAGATTACCACCGTGACCTAGATCCCAGATTAATCTGTCAACGATGAATCCTACATCACGTTCACACTTATATTCATCATAATCAAATGTAGTAGTGAAAGGAGAAATATTGTTAGTGATCTGATATCTAATCCATGCAGTAATTTCTTTTTGTATGAATGCTCTGTTTAGTTCTAGAAGATATTGAGCATTTGGATTTCTTGGACCTTTTTCAACTTGCTCGCAGGCATAACGGATAGTTTTCCATGGTTTATCTAATGTTGCACCACAATCTGGCCATGGTCGATCTTCGCCTGTAGTAGAAACATAATAAACATTATTGGTATTCCCCCAGGTTACCCATTCTGGGAATCCTGCTGAACTAACACGCAGTACTTGTCCTTCGGTACCTACTGGTAAACGAGTTGGACCTGCACCGCCGTAGTAAACCATGTCACCTACAGTTGTTAAGACTGATGTTTCGCTGCCTACTGCTACTACATTCCAATAAGTTCCTGTGTTATCTAGATCAGGACGACTGTTGGCTTGTCCGCCACCTTGAGTTCCTAGAGTAGATCCGTCGTCTGCTTCAGATCTGTGCGACAAAATACAGATATATGAACTAGATCCATATCTGACTGTGTCTCCTACATTGTATTCAGTATCGTCTGTCCATTCACCTCTCCAATTCATCCCTGTTGAAATAACAGTCCAATACGATGTATTTGGAGGTTCTGCAGACACTGTAGCAGTCATTGATCCTGTAGCATCTGCGGTTATATTATATGTAGAACCATTTGAAGTTGTACTAATTGTAAATTGAGTAGCACCTAATACCTGTTTTACATAGTATCTTCCTGTGGTGAAAACTCCGCCAAACGTTGTACCAGTGAAGCGAATAGTCATTCCGGACATCATGCCTGCGGTATTTGATGTTGTAAACCTATCAGATGCCGCAGTAGCTACAGTAATGTTATAGCTATTACTTGGGCTGTCGGCTATGGCCAGATAATTGTTACCACCATGTGTAACTACTTCGCCGATTTTGTAAGATGTAGAGTTAGACCAAGTTTGTTGGAAACTTAATCCCTCAGAAAATAAATCCCAATCTACAGAACTTGTTACAGGATTGGCATTGGTATGTTGAGTTTTAGATACATAATTGTTACCGCCATACTTTACGACATCGCCGGGTTGGTAGGCAGTTCCAGAACTCCATGCATTTTCAAACTCAAAACCCTCTACATACTGTGACCAGTTAGCAGAATCACCTGCAAAGGTTGATCCTGCTGTGTGATATGTTGTGCAAATCCAAAGGCCCGCACCGTACTTAACGATATCGTTAAGTTTGTATCTAGTGCCATTGATCCATGTACCGCGATATTCTTGTCCTTGTGAGTAAACTTCCCAGTTAGCTGTTGCATCCTCTAGTCCTAGTGCTGTGGTTGCAGCCGAAGTATGACCAGTGATACATAGGTAATTTATACCGCCATATCTAACTATATCATTAAGTTTGTATCTTGTAGATACATTCCAAACGCCTTTCCACTCAGTTCCCTCAGCAAATGTATTCCAATCTCCTGAATTAGATTCTAGTCCTAAAGCAGCAGTGGCAGCAGACGTGTGGCCGTCTATACAAATATAGATTGTTCCTCCGTATTTTACGAGATCGCCTTCTTCGTATACGGTCGAAATAGTCCAATCGTCTCTCCAACGTTGACCATCGCTCATTAAATTCCATTTTGTAGGATTGATATCTAAATCTGTATTGAAATTAGCCGACGCGGTATGACCAATTTGGCACAAGTATACTTTACCGCCAAATCTAACAACGTCGTCTTTGTAATAGGTGGTGCCTGTGACCCATGCACCTTTCCAAACAAATCTAATCCTACCTAATTTAAATTCTGCCATCGCTTACTCCGAATATGTATATTTATGATAATTTAAAACTTCTGAAAAACATGGTCTGTGCAACATAACCATCGCCTATACCACTGTTATTTCCTGCAAAATTTGCAACCACAGGAACGTTAATTGTTAGTCCTGCAGTTGATTCTATTGAGGTAGGACCAATCTTTACAGTACCAGCAGTAACACTAGGTGTCAACAGATCTTCACCGCCGACATTTAATCGAGATTGCAAATAACCAATAATTGCTCGTTGTGTAGGTATAACGTTATTTGAATTTTGTAAGAACAACGGATCTTTACTAAACTCTCTAATCACTGCTGTGGAACCAACGTTAATGCCTGCTAAACGCAGTTCTGTCAAACCTTGTAAATCAAAAAAGTCGGCACTAATTGTAATAATACCGGTAGCCTGTTCTACTGCGAATTGTTCTCCTGCCCTGAAATTACCATCTTGATCGGTCGATGTATAAAATACACGCCCACCATTTAAATTTTGAACTTCTTGCTGAGGCTGTGTCGTAAAATCATAATCTCTATACAAGTCAGGATAATTCGTTTCTTCAAAATTGCCGCTTCCTACATCTAAGAAATCATGTCCAGTTATTCTAACTTGGCTGTATTTTTCTCTAATTAACACTTCCATGCCGTGTTCCACAAATCTAGCAAGTGATAAATTTGGACTTATTTGGAATGTAGAACGAATAGTTCCGTCTGGTAATTCTTGTTCGTTTATACCAACCAACACTGCAACATTGAAAGAACTACTTCCGGCGATGTAAAACTGTGCACCGGGTCCTGGTAAGATTGATAATCCGTCTAAGGTAAGAAATTTACCAACAGGAGTTATATCTGCAAACCCATCACCGGTCACAGTTACTGATGTTGTACTGGTTTTATAAGCAGCACCTTTTGAAGTAAAGGTAGGTTGTGCTAACACACCGTCTGCTGTTCTAATTCTAAATGTTGGATCTTCAGTGTTATTAGGATCTATTACAGTTATAGTTGGATCTGAAATATACCCGCTTCCTGGTTCCCATAACTTAACAGATCCAACACCGATACCACTTACTACTGCTCGTCCTAAAGCTCTGGCTCCTGTATGAACCTTGTTAAGCGTAGTGCTAGAAGATTTAGGAGCTATTATCCAGGTTGGTTTACTATTAGTCAAAGTACTGTCGCCTAGCGTGACATCTGGATTACCAAACGCTGCAAGGCCCCACATTTCATTTGCAGCCAAGGTTCTAGCAGTCCAGACCAGTCCGTCATATGAAGTAGCAGCATATGTAGTTGAGCCAGCAGTCGGATCCCCACCGACAGTAGCGCCGCCGGTATCACCTACTGCAAAGAAAACGCCTTGACCGTAACGAATCTGCTTCCAATTGTGTGCTGTGGATCCGTCTTGTGTAGGCATTGTTGCTGGTAACCAAACCAAACCGTCAAAACTGTATCCTATGTCACCTGTTGATGAAATAGCAACAAATCTTCTGTTTCCGTAGGCTATACTAACCCAGTTTCTTGCTGAAGAATCGGCTACCACATCCATGATAGTCCCTTGCCATGTTAATGTAGTTCCATTCCATGTTCCTACCGCTGCGATATTCCCTGAATTAGCCAATGCTACAAATTTGTTTGCGCCGAAAGCTATATCGACATATTCATTTAGAGTAGAATCGCCAAATGTTGGCAAGGTAGATGCTGTCCATGTAGTACCGTTAGTTGAAAATGCGGCTCCGTTCTGATCCCTTGCTACCGCAACAAATACACCTGTGCTAGTAGTGCTTGGTTTTCCATAGGCTACTCCGGACCAGAATCTAGTCGTAGGCATAGTGCGTGCCACCCAATCTACTCCGTTAGTGCTGCTTGCGGCAGCATTTGTGCTTTCGTCATCTCCCCTTATGGCAACAAATTTGTTGTCGCCGGCAGCAAGACATCTCCAATTACCGTTAGTCGGTAAATCAAAAGAAGTCCATGTTTCACCATCAAATGAATATCTACCAAAATGACCTGACGATGGGATCAAAATAAATTTTCCGCTGTTAGCTAAAAGAGTTTGATCAGAAACTTCAAACGCTAATATAGAATTAGTACTGTCGTCTGAAACATCTGTAACACGTAATACAATATCATGTTCTGCATCAATTCCGCCAACATCACTGCCTACTATTGTTATAGTATCGTTGACTGCATAACCAGCACCGCCATCTGTTAAACTTACTGAATAAGTTCTGCCATTTTTTACTACCGTAAATTGTGCGGCAGCAGGAGTAATTTCTATAGTTTGTCCGGTGCCATTATTTCCCGAGACTCCTGTAAATGTTTGACTAGTTTCACCGTAAACTAATGCTGCCCATGAATTAGCTGTTGACAATGTTATATTCGATGCAGAATAAGTTGGTTCGCTGAAAGTTAGTCTAGGTTCAATTCTATATCTAGTGCCTGTTGTTAGCAGTGTTGCGCTAGGTGTTCCTGGAAGAATATGATCCCAACCAGGTGTGTTAGTCGTTTCTCTATAAACTGTCAAAACTTTTGTCGCCGGATTATAGGCCTGCACGTATCCGTATTGCCCTGTACCTTCACCTGAAATAATTATTACCCGCATGCCTAGTATTTCTGCTTCAGTTACTGTTTCAGCTGTTGCCAATGTAATAGAAGTAGTATTACCTGTCTGTGCTTGGTTTCCTGCGATAATAAAACCTTCTCCAATGTCTAATACACCCACGTTGAATACTGCGTTATCTCTGAATTCTTCTTGTATAGCGACTGCGCCTGCACCTGAACTGGTAATTGTATATGATGCTGTAGTATAGTTTTGTCCGCAGTTTGTAAATTCTAAACCTAAAATATAATCTAAAATTTCTCCCGCAAATGCAGAAGCTACCTGAGCCTGCTCGGTTCTAGTATTAACATAACCATATCTAACTGTTTCGTTTGGATCAATGCCGTCGGCGACAGCTCCAAAGTCTCCATAAGAACTATTTCCATTGGTTGCTCTTATAATTCCGCCATCTTTGGCAAACATACCAATATGTGCATAATATGTGAACACAGAAACAAGTTCTGCACGACCACCATCGGTTACCCAAGCGCCAATACCGTCTGAAATTACTTGTGTAAAGTCATTAGAGACAATAGATCTATTTCCGCCATTGTGTAACAATCCGTCAATTTTTTGACCTACTGCACCTGTGCCAAATGTTGTTACGTTTTGTACGTAGCAAGATCTGTTTAATATCCATGTTCTTTCATCAGCAGGTCCCCAACCTGGATCTAAACTTACGAAAGATCCTCCGGTAGGTATACGATAAGTTTGTCCTGCCTGTAAAGCCGGCAATGTGCCTTCTAAACCTTTTAAGGTGCAATTTCTTATACCTGTGGTATCTCTAACATAGAACATGTCCTCCAGTTGACTGCCTATTACTGCGTTAGAATATTGTCGCGCTGTTAAAATTGATTTATAATTACCTGGATATCTTAAATCATACTGTAAAGCATTTATAAATCTATCTATATCCATACTCCATCTATCTTCATCGAATACATAAGATTGGAAAAACACTCCCATGTACGCTAATGCTTCTGCTTTAATAAATGCTCTATTAGATTCAAGAATATTTGCTGCTGCTAATCTTCCAGGAATGGTTGTTAGGGTATTTGTTCCTGTAACAGCAGGCATTGTTCCATTATTGTGAACCATAACTTCAATTACAGTAATAATATTAGCCCATAGTGCGTTTACTAGGCCGACCTCGGTGGATGTTCCTGGTATAGATGTGTTTTGTTCTACAGTGTTACCAGATGAAACATTTACAGGGGTTCCTAAAATAACATTTGGTAGTATCAATCCTAGTCTAATTAATGTTAATTTAAAATTAGCCGAATCAGCAACATATTCAGGAAATGGTTGGTTAGCTCTAATAGTTACAGAACGTAATTCTTCTCCTACTACAGCAGTTCTAGCCGGAACTATTAAAGGTAATATTTCTTGATATTCTCCAGTAGAAACTTTGATTGTAGTTGTACCAGTAAAATTATCATCTGCGTGTTCTAGTGCATATCTTACAGTTTTATAAGGTTTGAAATAATTTATACCTCTGTTAGGATCGGAGTCATCATCAACCCCGGTAGTTCTTACATAAAAAATTCTATTTGTGCTGCCCCATGTTTTATAATCTAAGTCGCCTTGATTATTTTCAACATATAACATCTGATCAGTGGTTCCGATAGGTACGCTTATAGTTCCAAATGTGCTGCCGTCACCTAAAGTGAATACTGTACTGCCGTCTTCTAATACATTTCGTTTAAGGCCATACGATAACATATCTCCGGATAAAGTTAAAACAGCATTTGTATCACCTGTTATTAAGGTTGACCAGTATGCAGCTCCTGAGCCGTTATCTCCTGGAAAGTTTTCAAAATCGCTCTTATGAGGCGTTGAAGCATAATAAGTTATACCTCTAAAAACTACGACATCGTAGATATTATAATCTTGATCAGTTTTCCACGAGCCTTGAAAATTTTGTGCAGCAATTACTAGTTCCCAGTTAGTTGTGTCAAGTGGTATTAACGAACTATCGTCAGTATATTGATTTACAATACTTCTCCATAATGCACCGCCTCTCCGTACTATGTCGCCTTCTCTATATTGTTCGCCTGTTCCAGGATCATACTCACCTCTGAAATTAGATCCTTTGGTAATAACAGTCCAATTTGGATTGGAACCTGCACTGTAATCGTCGGAATTACCTGGCTGGCTTGCGTTATTATTTTGAGCTGCAACATATAAAACTCCGCCAAAACTAACTACATCACCTATGGCGTAGTAGGCTGCTCCAGACCATTCTCCATCAAATTCAAAGCCAGATAGATATGTTACAAATTTACTATTATCTATGAAGGTACTAGATGTATGTTCTGAAATACATTTTAAAACTGAACCACCGTACTTTACTAAATCATTTATTCTATATCTTACGGAATCTGCATAGGTTCCAACAAATGTGTAATTTTCTACCAGTGTTGTCCATGTTTCTGCGGTACTGTCATCTACAGAATTATTGTCTCCTACTGAAATACCTTGCGATGTTGATCCTGATGTGTGTTCTAAAACACATTGATACGTGTAGCCATTGTATCTTACAGCATCGCCTATTCTATATCTGGTGTTAGGAGTCCAAGCGTTTCTAAAATTTGTACCTGTAGCATAAATTTCAAATTTATCTGCATTAGTACTAAAGTTAGTAGATGACTGATGAGATGTTACACAAAGATATAGATTTCCGCCTGCCACAACTAGTACACCAGGATCATATCTAGTAGAAGCTGTCCAATTTCCTAAAAATTGTCTTCCGTCAACTGATTTCACCCATGCAGGCGAGGGCAGAGTTTCACCTGCTGGTAAAAAAGTCTGTGCATTATTAAACACATCTGAAGTGTGTTGTCTTATACACACCCAAGCCGAGCCTCTGTAAAAAACTACATCGTCTTTGTAGTATACCACTGAGTTGTTATCCCAGTCGCCTCTCCAGGTGTATCTAAATCGTGTTATCTTAAACTCTGCCATTATAATATCCTAATTATGATGAAATTCCGTTTGGATATGAATAACCTCTATTGATTCTTACAGTAAACATTCCTTCGCTGTCTACATAATAAAACAAAGATCTATTGTCCCATTTATACTGCGGATAATACATATTCTCTTTTGGTTTTTCGTGGTCAGCATCTATACCATCTAAAAAATCTACTCCAGGTTCAAATTCGTCAAAATCTTCTTCCGGAGGTCCGGGAATATTTAATTCGTATCCGTCTAAATCTGTAATTTGATCGCTTCTTACTAGAAATAATTCGCCATCTTGATTTTTTCTTAGAGCATACCAATATCTTGGACTTTCTCCTAGAGCCTCAGTAGGAGTAGTCCCGAGATAATATGTACTGCTAATAGGTGTTGCCATAGTTCGCTCCTTATGATATCTCTACATAACTCACTGTAGCGTCTATGCTATCAGCAGTATTAACTGTAATTCTTAAATTTGTATTTTCAGGTAAAATTAATTTTTCACCCTGTGTGACTACTTTTACTGAAGTATTAGGCGGAATAGCTAGCCCTTTTACATAATAGGCTACAGTGGTATCTGCTCCTACTACTTGTACATCTGCTACAACGGTATCGTATTCTGTAACGTTAGCTAGATTACATCCTATAACAGTAGCTCTTACTCCCCCACCTATTTCAACAACATCTGTAGGATTCGTTCCTATTTGTGTAACTAAGCTGTGCTTGAATACTGTTGGCATAATATTATCCTAATGTTAGTGCCCATGACACTGCAATGTCTTCGGCCTGTGCTGCTGAAACTGCGCCCGAAGTACCAGCAGGACTTGCCCAAGCAGTGCCGTCCCATACTTCTAATGCTTTTGAATTTGTGTTGAACCTTGTCATACCTAGTACAGCATATGCAGTTGGTCTTTGAGCGTTTGTTCCTACCGGTGGAACAAAAGCATTTGTTCCTTGAATTTTAAAATATCCTGTTCCGCTTTGTACAATTTCACTAACGGCCCCGGAAACCACATTTGTGATAACGTTGTCAGTAAATTTAAAATTGGCTAATCTTACACCACCTACACCATTTCCGTCAATGTAAAGATCTTGTCCAGTAGTGGTTGTTATTTCGTTATCGCGAAACATTAAGTTACCTACATCCAAACTAGGAACGTTTATAGATGTAGTATATAATGTCTGAGTATAGACTGCTCTCCATCTAAATGTAGATGAGCCCAAATCATAGGTGTTGTTTGTTTCTGGAATTAGGTCGCTTTTAATGCTAGCGTTAATTATGATTTCATCAGTTAATGCATCACCAATTTGTATATTACCGCCGATAACAACGTTTCCAGTTGCGTTGATATTTCCAGTAACTCCAAGATTGCCTGTAATATTTGTGTTTGCGAGTATGTTTACAGTGCCAGTACCGTTTGGATCTATTTCAATAGAGCTATTAGATACAGTTGTAGAAATTTTGTTGCCTTGTAACTGCAAATCGTCTATTTGTAGTCTAGCATGATAAACTGTAGCTTCGCCTGCTGCGGCCGCAAAATTAATTGTGTTTGAACTACTGGTAATTGTGTTTCCGGTAAAACTTAAATTACCAACATTTATTTGATTGTCGACTGTGAGATTAGTTGTTCTTGTGTGCCCGCTGACGTGTAGGTCATTGGTAGGAGCTGCTGTTTTTACTCCGATACGAGAGTTAACAACATCTAGATAGAGAAGGTCGGTCTCGAAAGCCAGGTTCTCGCCCGCACGGAGCAAGTTTGACTTCAAGAGCTGACCGGAAATACGACCAATAGCCATTAGCTCTCCACAAAAACACCGTGTTGCACGGATTACCTGATTTTCAGCTTACGCTCTTTGCCGGTATACCACAGTCGGATCTCACAGAAAATGGTCGTTTCCTGTGATTAGTAGTATTTATACAGAATGGAAGATTAGCCAAGGATGAGAGTAAAGATTTCACCTAACTCTGTCATGTCGTTAACAGTGACTACTGGACCACTACCAATAGAAACTACCCAAACAGAACCGTCCCAACATTCTAAATATTGTTGATCAGTATTCCATCTTGTTTCTCCAACTTCTGGGGTTCCGGATCTTTCTGCGTCTGTACCGGACGGGATAACCATTGCATTAGTACCGGTAAATTTTATATACCCGATACCTGTAGAGGCAAATGTAATCGGAGTGTTATTTAGGTTTGTAATATAATTATTTTCCCATTTAGTTCTTTCAATATAAACTATACCGGTATCCGGATCTAATAGAATATCATCGTTAGATTGTATGGCAAAAATAGTGTTAGAAGCCCCGTTGAATGTTATTTGATCGCTAACCGTGATAGCAGTCGGGGCAAGTCCAGATCCAGGCCAAGCTCCTGTGGTAATATTCGTCCAATCAGGAGTCCATAACTCTGCCCATCTTTTTAAATTTGTGCCTAGATCATAGGTTAGATCAGTGCCTGGCAAAATATCCTGTGTAAAATCAGTGTTAACAGTTACAGTGTCTATGGTTTGATCACCTAGAGTAAGTGTACCTAGGCCGGTCAAATTTCCGCCCATATTAATATTTCCAGATACTGATAAATCTCCAGTTATGTTAGTGTCAGCTAAGAGTTCAACAGTGCCTGACCCGTTGGGATCAAATACTATGTTTGAGTTTGATAAGCTAGAAATTAAATTACCGTCGACAACTAAATTATCAGTAATAAGTCTATCATGAAATAATTCTCCGTTGCCGTTGATATACACATCAATGCCGCCAACGGATGTTGTGATAGTTCGTGGTGAATTAATACGTAAGTTCTGTACCGAAAGTTGTGTGTCTACTGTTAAATCAGTAGTTCTAACGGTAGAATTAATATCAAAGTCATAGACGGGAGTTGAATCTTTAATTCCTATCCGTCTATTATTAACGTCAAGATACAGTAAGTCAGTTTCAAAAGCAAGGTCAACTCCTGCTCGCAGCAGGTTATCTGTTAAAACCTGTCCGCCTATACGCCCTATCTGACTCATTGTTAATTGGCGTATCCGTAGTATACAGTTACGTAAACTGGATTACCGCCTCCTCCTGATGCTGGTACAGCAGATGTAAATGTAATATAGTAACCAGCTTGTCTAACTTTTCCTGTTCCGGTTGGTGTACCTCCAGATTTGGTAAACACTGTACCTACTGTATTAGCTGCTGCTCCAAATGATGTAAAACTTGTTGTTCCAACATCTGTGATTACATATGATGTTCCGTTGTTTCCTGAACTAAGAGCTGTTGCATTTATTTCAGCTCCTGTGCCGGTAGATGTAGGATTTTGATTAATGTTAAAGTTAGTAGTAGAAATTTGAAAAACATTTTCTACTAGAATGATTATATTGTCGGCACTGGCAGCATACGATGGTGCAAACGTTGCATTTAGCGGACCAAAAATTGTTGAAGTACCGTCTCCTGGACCTAATGTTTGTTTTACCACCGCGCTCGCAAAAGATGTAGAAACTGTTACCCAGGCCCCACCAATATATGCTTCAATTGAAGTGGTGCTGGTATTATATCTAATCGTACCGTTAGCATCTGTTGGTTGCCTCACACCAGTAAGTTGCGGTCTTTGAGCAGTGGTTCCTTTTGGCAACATCATACCGCCGCTGGCATTAACTACTATTCTGTTTCCGGGACCATTGCCAGCAGGATAGTAAATTAACGCACGATCGTTAATGCTGAATTTGCTGATATTTTTTGTTTTTAAGAACTTCATACCGCTAATGTGCTCACTGTAACTGCTAATCTTGAAGCTGCACTAGTACCGATCCAAATAGCATCGCCGCTAGCTAAAACCATTCTTTCTTCAGAAAAGAAAACTGTTTCGCCTGCAGGAACCACTAAGCTGCTGACAATTAAATTGCCGCTGCCGTAACTTAAACCGTTACGCACTACATAAATGTTAACTGTTACTGAATTAACTGTTTCATCTGTGGGATCTGGTGCCGCCGTATTACACATAGCTATTGTAGTAACTGCATTTTCCTGACCAGTTACTCCCCCGGCAATAGGTCCTCCGGTAGTAGAACTAGTAAAAACTTTTACTGGTACAGTTACGCTTGTAGAATCTATTAGCGATAATGTGCCTTCTGGATTTTCATAATTTCTTATCATATCTGTCTCTTAAAATAATATGCCGAATAACAATGCTTTGTTCTTACTTATCAGCTCACCATTACGTTTAGATGCTGTTGCACTGTCATTTTGAAACCATAATCCTGTAGTTCCTACACCTGGATTAGCAGCATATAGTAATACATTATCAGCAACATAAGCCGGCACTACTCCAATTTTTTCTAATTGAAATGCGTAATTAGTTTGTAATTTACCTGTACCCTGTGTTCGTACATAGACATTTTCGTTGGTAATACCGGCACGACTGGTAATTTCATTTCTATCCGGACCACCGCCAATCTCTAAATCACCTGTTTCAAATCTATTAGGATAGAATTGCCCCGCCAGTAATCCGTCAACTACAATAGAAACTGCACTTTCGCCGTATGTACTATGTGTAGTAGTAGCTGTAAAATAAGCCAAGGATCCTGGTGTACCGGCTGTATTTGGTGTAATTTCTTTATCTGCAATTACTACTCTTGTATCTTGACTTTGAGGAGCAACAATCTGAAACGTTGGATTGTTTTGAATCGCATCATCTACATATTTTTTATTAGGTAGATCGTCGTCGTGTGTTACTTGACTTTCGTAATTTATAGTTCCTAGAACTTTTACTACTCCTGTCCCTGTTCCGATCAAAGTAAGATCGCCAGAATCAGTTGTAGAATTAGTTAAAATCTGTTTTAACTTTAAACTGCTTGCATCAAAATTAAAAGGACCCGGGGCAGATCCATGTGCAATTATCCAAGAATCACTGCTTTCATCATACAAAAAACTAGCGTTGTTTTGCGGAGTAATACTTGTTGTATTACCTCTTTCTATTTCAATACCAGAATAAACTAATGTTACCCCAGGCCCAACTTCGCCAGTATTAAGATTGATAATATTATCTTCAATGGTCAAGTTGGTAGTAGAAACATTAAATGTATCTCCTTCGACAACTAAGTTTCCGGTAACTCTTACACTACCGCCACTTACGGCAGGCCCAGTATCGAGAGTTATCTTAGCGCCGTCGCCTGCTTTAATATTATAGTCACCATTGACTTTTATGAACTGCCCCATTATCTATTCCTAGATTAGATAGCGGTTAGATGAATGTAATCGCTGGTTGAATCGTTAACAATAAACCAATTATAACGGTTTCCGTTAAAGTCAGTTGCAACACGTTTGGTAATTTTAGCAATAGGTGTTAATACAGCACCATTGCCACCTATATAACCATACATACGCATTTGACCGTTGGCTGTTGGTGTGGTGGCTTGTAGAACTAATGGTCCTAGCAATGTTCCTGCTTGATTAGCACACACGAATGTTTTTGCACCGCGTTGCTTGTAGATATAGGCATAGTTTGTTGAGTTGTTGTATGTTGCATCTGTGTAAGCAACACCGCCTGCATATGCTTCTACACGAATACCGCGGTCGTAAGTTCCGCCGCCTGCTGGTGTACCAATAACATCTACACCATTAACATCTTTTCTTAGTGGACGTCCCATTTGTTTTCTCCTTATGTTGACGTTTTAGGTCTACGCTGTGGGTACAGCATAAGTCCGTATCAATCGGCTCTTCCTTTTGATACTTTATTTATCCGCGACTCAGCATTGCCATTAACTCGAGTTTACTAACTGTAGATAATACTCTATTGATCTCGTCTATTTCTTTCTGAGCTATTTCTAGATATAAGGTGCTGTGTCTTTGTCTATAATGAACTAACGCAATACTGTAATTTTGAATGTGTTTTTCTATGATTTTTTCTATCTGACGAACATCATGTGTGAACATGGGAAATCGCTTTTTCCAAATAATAAATTGTTTTCGCAATTCTGGAAAATCTTTTTCGTTCTCGATTTGCATGCAGATATTTAAGCCAAACAAAAAGCCCCTTGCGGGGCTTTTTGAACGTTGTTAATCCTGTTAAAGATTAAGCAAACTTTAGGTTAGCGGTTGTAACAGCTACGGTGCCTAGGTAGTCAGCTGCATTACCTAGAGAAGAAGCTGTGTTTGTCAACTCAACATAGCCATAACGTGTCATAAAGGACACGACTGGTTCGAAGGTTGATGGATCTAGAACAACACCGCTGCTCATCAATGGAATGTATGGGCAGTAGAATGCTGCTGCATCGCTTTCGCTAGAACCTTTGTAACCGATCAACACGTTGTCGCTGGTTGCATATGTGTTAACATATACTTTCATTGCGCTGTTCAATGTACCAACAAACTTGGTGTTAGTTGGAGCTTCGAATGTACCTTCTGTTGTTCTTGCGAATGCAGAAGTTGTTGCGCTCTGTAGAAGTGTCAACACTGTTGGGCTAACAACTGCCCAGTTACCAGCACCACGACGTGTACGCTGAGCGATCAAGTTTGCAACACGGTTAATTTGAACAGCTAGAGCAGCGTGTTCGTCACCAACGAATGTAGCAGTACCAGATACAGCAGCTTGGTCATAGGTCAATACTGTGCCTGAAAGGCTTGACAAAGAAGCTAGAACTTCTTGGTCGATCTCAGCTGTGATCTCTTGTGCAAGAGCAGCCATGATTTCTGCTTCGATGTCAATACCTTGTTGGGCTTGTGCATCTTGAGCAGCTTCAAATGTCCAGCGAGCTGACAACTTACGTGTCTTAGCTTCAACTGTTTGTTTCAAGATTTGAATGCTTAGTCTGTTTCCAGCTACACCTTCTAAAGCGGCTGTAGCAGCAGCTCTATCTGTGGCAGCAGCACCAGAATAACCTTCAGCAATCTTGAATGGGCTTAGTGCCTCTTCACCAGCTACTACGTCAGTACCAGAAGTGCTGTTGAATGCATCTGCATAACGAACACGTAGAGTATGGATCTGACCAACTGGGCCTGTCATAGGCTGTACACCAACTAGTTCATTAGCAATGACTGTTGGCATTACACGTCTGATCACTGGAAGGATCACACGATTTAGGGTTGCAACGTTACCGGCGGAGGTAGCACCAGCTGTGGCACTTTCTGCGAGATACTTGCGGGTATTCTCTAGAGTGGTTGCCATTACTGTTCGCTTAGTACCTTGTAGGCCTTCTAATAGTGCCTCTTTGGTTTCCGACCAGCGTGACTCGAGTAATTGTGACATTATAGTTCTCCTTAAACTTTTAGTCCCGCAAGCCTGCGGATGTCGAATATTTCAGCGGTCTTTCCTTCAGACTCGCTAGATTGAGGTGCCTGTTTATCGCCTGTAATTTCTTTGCCTTCACTGAGTACTTTCTTCGCCGGTGTATTACCATTCATTACTGCTGGTAGATACTTGTCGAAAGCTGTACGTAGCTTTTCAGTTTGAACTGATTCAAGTAGACTGTTCATTACTTCACGCTTGTCTCCTGTCAACGGTCCAAGCAATTCGCTCATAACTTCCTTGCGTTGGTTGTTTTCTTTGAGAATACGTAGTTCACGATCTTTTTGTGCTACTTGTTCTTGTGCTTCTGCAACAATTTTAGCTGCTTCTTCTAATTCAGATTCTTTGTTAAGAACTACTTTTAAAAGTTTAGCTGTCTCAGATTTTTCATTGAGATGGCTTGCAGCATATTCGCTTGCAAATGATTCAAAAATCCTGCGACCAAAGTCATTTTTACGAGCTGCTTCAATGTCTTCGCGTAGTTGAGTCATTTCAGAGCGTAGACCGCTCTGCACTGTTTCTGCAACCATTGTAGAAGCTTTGCTAATAAATTCTTTCTTCAGAGCTTCAAACTTAGCTTTGCTTTCGCGAACCAATTTAACTTTGGTTTCAGCTAGGTCTTTCTTATCTGTGTGGAATTCTGCGATTTCTTTCGCTAGTGCATCCACGATGAATGATTCTAATTTAGCAACATTGTTGGCAACTGACTTGCGATCTTCATGAAGTTCTGAAAGTTCTTTCTTTAGATTATTCAAGACAAATGCTTCCATTGCTTTGGCATCATCTTTCATTTTCTTGGCATACTTGGCACGAGCCTCAATTAGTCCTTGGCGATCTTCTGCAAGTTCTCCAAGTTCTGCTTGTAAGCGATCTGCTAGCATAGCTTCAACAGCTTCTACCATTGCAGATTTGTCATGTTCGTATTTTTGAGCAAACTCTTCACGAAGTTCAGCAGTTACTAGGTCACGGTTTTCTTGAATTCTTGTATTCCAAGCGGATTCAATTTCCGATTTGATTTCTTCGGAAATCACATTGTTTTCAAACAGTTGTTTTACGATGTCTAGCATGTGATTCTCCTACTGTTATTTTAGTCTAGAGATAATTCTCTTTAGACTTTCTGCTATGTATTGTTGTGCCTTGGGATCGCCTTTGACTTCTTGTGCTATTCTAAATGCCTGATATCCACCTGTGTTATTCATAAGGTGTTCGTAAACTGGTGTGGGATATGCTCCTGGTGCGCTTGGTTGTGCAACAACATCAACAGTGATTATTTCAAAACCGTTGACTCGACCGCTTTGGTCAACTTCGCCTGAACCTCTAGAACTTACTCCCAACTTGACTCCCGACTCCAACATGGTTTGTACTAAGTTACCCATTGGAGTAGGGAGGATTTTAAGTTTTCCGTAGCCGTTAGGACCGTCCATCCACATCTTGGTAATCATATGACTAACACGATCTAGATTGATTTTCAAATCCTGAGGATGATCAACTTCTCCAAGAACGGAGTACCCACCAGCGATCTGTTCATTGAGCGTCTTGACAGCCCTGCCAATTTCTTCGGACGAATAAACACGTTGATTTGCATTGCGGATGTCGCCTTGAATGCAAATTCCGTTTAAATGCAGCGACTTTTTACCGTCGCTGCCTTCATCTCGCTCCAAGACAATCTTAGCCTGGTCAAAACTCAAATGTTCTGATAGAGTAGTTTTCACCTTTATATTGTCCTATTATCTACGACCACGGAAAAGGCTTTGCTTGTTATCAGCTTGTTCAGCTGCGCCTTTCTTTTCAGCGCCATGTCCAGGTTCTTTCTTGCTGAAAGCATTACCTGCTTTACCGCCTGGAACATTGATATTACCAGCATTATCTTCTTTTGGATTCTGATCACTTAGTGCAGAACCTTTGATTTTACCACCGGCACCCACAGAACCTGCATCTGCTCCGTTACGGCCGCTTAGGATATTGGCAGTTGTACCGCCCATATCATTCTTCATATTGTCGATAGTAGATTTAGTGTTATCGGCTTTTTCAGCAGCACCTTTCTTTTCGGCGCCATGTCCAGCTGGAACTTTTTCAACGTACTCACGAACTGTTTCTAGATCAAAATCGTCTTTCATACCCATTTCGTCTTCGCCGCCCATGTCGTCACCGCCCATGTCGTCGCCACCTTTCAGTTCGTCAAATTTAGCCTGTAGTTCGTCAACGATAGCGTCTAGATCTTGGAAAAGTTCTTCTTCAGATTTTTCGCCCTCGTCACCTTCTTCATCTCCTAGTTCTCCAGCAAGATCATCAGTAGGATCTTCGCTGTCTAGGTCCATTTCGTCATCGCCTTCGATAGCGATATCTTCAAATTCTTCGTCAACTTTTTTGTCTTCGTCATCTTCATCTTCATCAGAAGCTTCGTCAACTTTTTTGTCTTCGTCTTCGTCTTCGTCTGATTCTTCAGCGATTTCGCTGTCAATCATAGATTCGTAAATTTCACGAGATTGTTGTACAACGTACTCGTGGAATAATTCTTCAGCTTTAGCCTGCTCGTCATTTACCAAATGCTCAAGCATCTGCTGTAATAGCTTATTGTCTGCCATGGTTATTCTCCTTGAATGGTTGGGCTGTTTTTTATTTAACACGCAGATTACAAATCGGCGTTAAATGGTAGTTTTTTGATCGATTCGATCAGAATATATAGTATCTGGGAAAATATTTCCAAATTCTTTGTAAGTTATATGGCTTAGGTTTGATAGTGAAGGACCTAATTTGTCGGGTATAAAAGCATCCGATTCTATGACTCTAAAAAACTGAATATGTCTAAACTCTTTAATTACTTTTTCAGTTTGACTTAACCAATTTCCGTAATACGTGGCAGCATCTTGGCTTTTTTTATAGTTAAATGTATCAGCATATACATTATTAAATTTGCCATTTACACCTTGATAATCAAACCCAAAAATGTATATGGTATTATGTCCTTGGGTAGCAGCGAACCATAGAGCTGTAGGTCCAGAACTCCAACCTTTATGCGGACTAAAAAAGTTTATAGAATTTTTTGAATGTATTCCCTTATTTGGATTTGTCCACACTTGATGTTTTTTATGGTATCCGGAATCTATTATTTCATTAACCATTTTAACATCAACTGCAATCAAATAATGCGGAGAGAATTCTCTGTATTGTGCATTACAGCCGTAAACGATGCCTTTTTGCAGTAAACTAGGAGCATTTAAGCATTGTCTGCTTATGCCGTTACCTAGTACAAAGGCGGGATTATTGCGCAGGTGCTTCTGCTTCAACTGGAGTTCCATACATTTGTCTTATAAAGTCCAGTTCTGATTGTTTTTCTAATTCGTGAGCTTCTGTTTGAAGCCGTAACTGATTGATCTGTCGCAGTGTTAGACGTATTTTTCTTTTATCTTTTTTGTCTACAATACTGCTATCTCTGCTGGACTCGTATCTACGGTCTTTAGCAAAGTCGTTGTTTTTTTCGTTAAAATAGAAAAATTCGTTAAGAAGCATAATGTATTTATTATTGAACTGGTGCTGCAGGTGCGGCTGCTGCTTCTTCTCCGCCTATATCAGCTTCTGCTGCTGCGGCCATTTCGGGTGAAGCTTCTGCTTCTTGTCCGCCAGCTTCAGCGGCCAAACCCCCCGGGGAAATACCTACACTCCTTAATTGACTTTGTGCGTCAACCGGTGCTTTAAGATTAGATCCGTTTTCTTCCCTCCATAAACGTTCATTCTCTTTAATTTCATCTTCGGTCATTCCTAAGAAACGTTTCATTGCAAAACGTTTGCTTAGATGCGGTATTTGTACAACCTGACTAAAAGTTGCGGCTCGTGCAGTATCAAGTTCAGATTGGCGATAAGCTGCGAAATTTTGCGGTTGATTAAATTTCAGTTCAAATAAACTGCTGTCTATATTAATACCTTGGAATGTCAACCAAAGTTTAAATTCTAGATCAAAAGTTTCTACAATATTAGCTTGGAGACGTTTACAATATTCATTGAAACGCAATTCTTGAATATATGCTGTGCCTACTTTACCGTCAGCCATAGTATTTGGCTGCTCATCAATTGCTGTAGGCAAGTAGCTTGCTGGAATACGCAGAGCACGGAATAGTTTGTTAGTAAAATACCGTAGGTCAGTAATTTCACCTAGATTAGTGCCCCCCGGTAACGTTTCAACTTTTGATCCACGACCTTCTGCTGTCTGCGGAAAGAAGTAATCTTCATTTACACTTAGAGGATTATAACTAGCGTCTATGACGTTGGCTCCGCCACCTGTTGAGCTAGGAATACGTCTTTGTTGAATTTCGTTTTTAACACGTTCAACAAAGCTCATAGCCATGTGTGCTGGCATATTGCCTACGTCTACATAAAATATACGTCTTTCTGGAGCACGTTGTATACGATAGATGATGATCGCATCTTCTAATAATTCTTTTTGTTTATAGACTTTGAATACAGATTCTAGTAGGCTGTTGCCAAATGGATAGTTATTATCTAATCCTTCTGACATTGAAATATGAACTACATGTTTAGCGTCAACAGTAATTTCATTTGTTGAATTTTGAAATCTTGTACCAACAGGTCGTGCTGCATCGCCTACAAATCCTCTACCAAATCCGCCACCGCTGGTATATGAACTTGTTCCGCTAGGTGCGGTATTCGCCGTGCCATGCGGTGTTGTAGCAATAAGATCTTTAAAATTAAAGTTAATATCTCTAATCACATATTGCTCGGGTATTTTTCCTTCGCTTTCATTTACAATAATTTTTGTTACTTTTGAAGCATCAACAAACAACCATTTTTTAGTCTCGGGGTCTCTAATAAAAAAACAATCGCCATACTTGAATGCATTTCTAACTATACGGAATATTCTAGTTTCAAATTGATTCTGTTTACACCATTTTTGTAAACTGTCTTTGAGAATTTTTACTTCAGTGGCTGTTGGTTCACCTTTAAATGAGCAATGAAAAGGTGTGGTATTTTCTTTGTCTTTTTGAGTACAGAATTCAGTTAAAATATCTAAAGCAGCATTTACTTCTGAATCCATGTCCATGGTATCATACTGCATGTATCGTTCTACACGATTTGGTGCTCCTGCATATACGTCAGGTAAAAAACTCGAATAATTTGCCCGTGCAGGCCCAGGCCGGCCACGACCGCTAATTGGACTTAGGCTTCCGCCTGTGTTGTCTATTGTTACTGGTGTGAAATATTTTTTCCAGCTCATATTATTTTAAATTGATCTAAAAAGATCTTTAGACAATCCTCTAGTTGCTTCCGCTGTCTCGGCTGTGTTAGTTTGAGTTTGTGCAGTTAATCTGATTAGTTGTGCCATCTTATTATTTAACTCCTGCAGCAGAGTAGATGCACTTTCTTGAGTAGTTCTTGCTGTTCCTTCTGCACCTGCTGTCTGTCTAGTTGTTGTATTTTGTTGTGCTGCCGCAGTTTCTTGGCGCCTTCTATCAGCATCTGTTTCCATAGCTGCTCGCGCCTTTTCTGCATCTGTAATAGGTACTCCTGTAAGTGCTCTTGCAGTTCTAGCCAAACCAGGTGCTGCTGCGCCCTCTGCCTGTGGAATTAATGCGCTGCCTTCAACTTTTCCAAATTGTTTTAATAATGCTTCGGGTCCAGCGGTATAGTCTACCTGTTCTTTAGCCATTTCCGCTGCCTGTGCAGCAGCTTCTCTACCACGCAATTCTCTTTGCTGTAATTTTCTATTAGCTTCTGTGTATAGATTACGTTGTTCTAACTGTTGTCTAGTCTGTCTATTTTCCCGTAACTGTTGATCAACTTTGGCATCTCTTTGAGCTAAATTTGCTTCTAGAGCATCGTCTCTCTCTTTCTTTCTTTGAGCTCTTGCCTCTTGTCTAGCTTTCAATTCGTCATCTGTAATACCTTTGGCACCAAGTGTCAAGGTATTAATCCAATTCATTAAATTATCGCCTAGCTCATCGATGTATTCTAATAGATTATCAAAAATTGTTTTGAATCCTTCTGGACTAAAATATTTTCTAATAGTTCTCCATGCACTAGATATTCCGTCAGCTAACAGCCCTAGATAATGTCTTGCCGTTTCATTGGTTTTAAAGAAATCTGTGATACTCTTTACTAAATCAGTCATCCAACCAATCACAGTGCTAGTAATAGATCCTAAGATCCTAAAAGCTTGACCAACTATATCTCCTACTTCTAGGATAATCCTCATAAAACCATCGGTAGCATCACCTGCACCAAACACAGTGTGATAGAGGTCAGTTAGACTGTTCCAAAGTTCTTTGATAGGACCAAACAGTCCGGTGACAGCTTCCCACAGGCCATCAAAGGCAATCATTACGCCCCTTACTGTGGCATCCAAGGCTCCCAATGTGAAATTTATTATACCATCTAAAAATTCAATGGCTCCTTTAAAACTTTCTAAAGTAGGCTGCATACCTTCAAAAGCAGATTTGATTCTATCAATAACTGGTTGTAATATCAGTCCGATACCAAAAGCAATTTTTTCAAACGCAGCACTTACAACAGCTAACACCGGAGGAAATACTTTCATTAAAATTTCTATAACAGGTCGTATTGCTCTCTCTAAAGCTTGTAGTGCAGGAAATAAAACGTTCATGGCTAGGTCAGCTACGAACTCAACTGCTGAAATTAATAGATCTAAAAATCCACTGCTAGCTAAAAATTCAGTAAACGTATTAGAAACTCTGTTAAGAGTTTCACGCATCTTGTTCATTTTTTCGTTAAAACCGTCAGTTGTCTTTTTAGTTTGTTCTTGCTGTGCCTGACCGTTCTTGATACCATCCACATTTAATTCTGCCATACCGCCCATAGCAGAACCTAGTGCTCTAACGCTTTCGTCTGCGGCAACTGCTGTCTTAACTCGTTGTAAATTAGTTTTAGCCTCAGTCTTGCCCTGATTTAATGCAGAGTTCATTTGATCATGAGATATCTTTACATTCTTCTGAGTCTGAGAATGCATTCTCTGCAATTCTGCAGCTAGGCCCGGCATCTGGCTCATGATCAATCTATTAGCATCTGTGGTTGCTGTACCGTTAGCTAAAATATCCTTAGCGAAATTTTTCATTTCGTCATTAGGCATATTCTGAATCATAGAATGCACTGAGGCCTGAACATCTGGACCTAGTCCTGCTAGTGCTGCCCGTAGCTGCGCATCTTTCTGTAGAGCTTCTCTTTCTTTTTCTAAATCTGCACGATTCTGTCCAGTAACCTTAGCTAGCAGATCCATTTCTTTCAAATAGTTTTTTGCGCCGGCAGCTAACTGAGCATTAGTCTGCGTGCCTTGAGCTCCCTGCAGTCTTAATAATTTTCCGTAGTTAGCTAGACCTTGATTTATTTCTGCAGAAGAGTAACCTAGCGCATATAGTTCACTGCTGGTGCTTCTTAATTGTCTTGATACTACTGCAAATCTTTTGGCACCGTCTTCTGTGGTTCCGCCAAATGCGCCCATGGCAGCACCGTTTTTAGATATCAATGAAGCAAATTCTTTTAAATTCATTCCAGCAGCATTGGCGCTGGCACTAAAGGACGATATACTGCCTCCAAAACTGGCTCCGCTAGATGTTGCTTCATTTATAGCTTCAACCATTCTGTCTGCTGCACCGGCTACTGCTTTGAATATCGTGCCTAGAATAGGAATACCGCTGAACATTTCTGCTGCGCCAGATGCAGATCCATCTAATTTAGATAGGCTGTCGGCAGCTGAAAATCCTTTTTCGGCTAATCCAACAACAGCACCTACTGCCGCTGCTGCGCCAGTTGCCATTTTACCCAAAACGCCTGTGGCTATCCCGGCAGATTTTCCAATTCCAAAAGCAGCACTGCCGATAGTTTTTCCTGCGATGGTCATAGATTTATTAAAGAAACCAAAACCACCACCGCCACCTCCGCCACCTCCTCCGGTACCGCCACCTCCTCCGGTACCGCCACCACCGCCACCACCGCCACCACCGCCACCACCGCCTCCTCCGCCGGTGTTCTTTTGAACACCCTGCATAGCCTTAAGAATTTCTCTTAAGGTAGATTCAGTGGCGGCATTTTTGGCTTCTATGTTGCCAATTCCGGGGATATCGATGAATACACCTGCCATTTAATTTTCCTGGTTATCTGCGCATATAAATAGAAATGAACGCTGTATAGTTTATTTATTGGAGAAAAAATGGAGAAGATTTCACCTAAAATCGAAACCAAAAAAAACCCGTTGTCTAGCTTTTATAGACAACCAAAAATTTATGTAACATTGCCTAGTAAAGGAAAATTCTATCCTCCTGGTGCTTTGGACGTGAGCACCACAGGTGAGTATCCTGTATATGCGATGACTGCTAAAGACGAGTTGATGTTTAAAACTCCTGATGCATTATTGTCTGGACAAAGCACTGTTGAATTGATTAAAAGTTGTATTCCTGCGATTTTAGATCCGTGGCAGATGCCCAGTATTGATTTAGACTTTGCGTTAATTGCAATCCGTGTTGCAACATACGGAGACAAAATGGAAGTCAATACTAGTTGCCCACATTGTAATGCTGATAATTCCTACGATATTAATCTAACAGAGTGGTTCCAAGTATTTTCAAACTTCACATATCAAGATGTGATAAATGCCGATCCTCTAACAGTAAACATCAGACCTTATAGTTATAGAGAAGTAACTAAAACTTCAATTAAAACAATCGAACAACAGCGTATTTTTAAAATTATAGAAGATGATTCCATCAGTGACGAAGAAAAACTAGAAAGGTTTGGTCAAAGTTTTGTTAAACTGACCGAACTCACTGTAGATATTGTTGCAGATTGCATTACTTCTATTGACAGTCCTGAAGGTAAAGTTACAGATAAAGCTATAATTAAAGACTTCATTCATAACTGTTCTAGAGATATATTTGATAAAATTGCTGAACAAATTACTGCAATGAAAGATCAAATTGAACTTAAGGCTAGTAACGTATCATGCGGTGAATGTAGTAAAGAATTTAGCTTACCTGTAACTATGGATCAAGCAAATTTTTTCGCCGTAAAATCTTAACAATGTCCTTGCCGGAGATTTTACGGGAATCCGAACAACTAGAAAAAGAAGGCAAGGCACTTAAAAAAGAATGTCTCAAACTCTGCTGGTATATGCGAGGCAGTTTTTCATATGCTGAAATAATGCACATGAGTTGGGAAGAACGAGATTTAATTGGCGAAATTGTAAAAGAAAATCTAGAAACAACTAAAAAAACTGGTTTAGCTTTCTTTTAAAACTTATCGTAAATTCTCTGTAGTTTTGATTTCTGCATACTATCAAGTGGCCGATTACTTAATACAGCACTTAAAATTTCTTTAGCTTCACTATTAGACAGCAGACTAAAAGGTGATTGGGTAGTTGCGTCTTTTGGTTTAGAATCAACGGGGACAGTTTTCTTTTCAGGTTTCCAATCTACAGATAGTTCTTTTCCGCCCACCTTAGTGTAACCTTTTTTAAAACCGTCCCATATGCCCTCTGTGGCAATGACGTCTCGTAATCTCATTTTCTAAAAATGCTTGTTTGTCCACGTGCTAACCCAGTTTCAAACATTTTTTGTTTATGAACTTCTACTCCACGAGCTAATGCTTCTGCTAAAGGATTACCTGTATTGATTTTAGAATCAGAAGTTGGTCCCATTAAACGTTGACGGTCAGCATCAATTTCAGCTTGACTAGGGCCTGCTGCAGGTTTACCTTTAGGTGCTCTCTTCTTTTTAGTAGCCGGTGCTTCTCCCGATGGAGCTGGAGCAGGTGCAGGTGCGGGTGCCGGAGCAGGTGCCGGAGCAGGTGCTGGAGCAGGTGCAGGTGCTGGAGCAGGTGCAGGTGCCGGAGCAGGTGCAGGTGCGGGTCCGGGCTTAGGAGTAGGAGCTGGAGTAGTAGCTGGTTGTCCTAACGATTTTTGTAATAACTGAAGAATACGTTGTTTGCCTTTTTTGTCTAATTGATCAATACTTGCTTTGACCTGCGCATAATTTGTAGGAGTTTTAGGTGCAGGTGCAGGTGTTGGTGCAGGAGTTGGTCCAGGTGCAGGTGTTGGTGCAGGAGTTGGTCCAGGTGCAGGTGTTGGAGCAGGAGTTGGTCCAGGTGCAGGTGTTGGCTCTGGCGAAGGTGCCGGAGTTGTATTTTTTGGAGCGGGCTTAGTAGGTGTAGTTTCTGGTTCTTCTGGATCTTCATATCCTGGAGCGCCGGCATTAGGATCTGGATCATCACCGACTACTGCTTTACCAGACTGATAGCCTTTTTTCAATGCTCGGCCAGCGCCAACAACACCTCCTGCTACTGCGCCTACTCCTTTAGCGAGACCTCCCGCTACTTTGCCAATACCTCGACCTACAGCACCTAGTGCTGATCCGATCGGGCCTTCGTCTAGCTGTTGTTGCGATTCTGTTAATATTTCATTGATTCTCATGTTAGGCTGTTCCTAGTTGTTTTTGCAAATAAGCAACTAAACGTTGTTTGTCCTTATTATTTAATTGTTTTAGCGTATCTTTTACCTGAGTGTACTTAGTACCGGCTGCTGCAGGATCATCTAATTTTGGTTCTTGTTTTCCAACAGGCAATTTCATATCTTGGTAAACTTTATCGATTGCAGCTTTGTCTATTCCTCCGTAATTCAATAAGAATTGTCTAAGCTGTTCACTGTCAGTGGGAGATCCGTCTAGTTTCCATGCAGCAGTTAATTTTGCCGAAGTAACTTTTTCTGTTGCTTGTTTTCCTAGCCAGCTGGCGCCAGATTTTAGTTTGTCCATAAAGCCAGCTTCAGTCAACACGTTGTTGAATAGAAGATACACTTGACCTTCACTGAGAGGTTTGGTCTGAATGTAGTAGCTTTCTTTAGGTGCGCCGCCTTCGGGAGTAATGGGTTTTCCATCTACTTTAACATCGCCTGCTGCCATTTTGCCTGCGATGGATCCCTGTGCAGCAGCAGTGATAATTTTGTTAGCAGCTTCTATGCCTTTTAGGAAAAGATCATTTTCTTGAGCGATTGATTTGGCTATGGCATTTGAAATTTCCATGCCTGCTAGATAATCCGATCTGCTAAAGTTTTTAGAGAAATCATAGATCTGTTTAAACGCATCAACGTCACCACCACGGGCAGCATTTATAGTGGCTTGCATTGTTCCAGCAAGATCTTCTGGGACAAATACCGAGTACACTCGCTGTTTCAGTTCAGAACCAAAGCCTGTGAGTGTCCTTGTTACTCCTACATCCAACTGAACCAATCCCGGAACCTTGTCAAAAGGAACTACTTCAGCTCTCAAACCAGCTAGCCAATCACCTAGCCCATCTAACAACCATCCTGCAATAGCACCGTAGGCAGCTGTTTTGATACCTTTGCCAACAGCAGTAGAAAGTTTTTCACCTTTAATTAATTCTGCAGCACCTCGTAGCACCTGACCAGCAATTGCGCCACCTACAGGTCCGCCTGCTAAAGAAGCTAGTGCCGTTAGCACACCGATGACCGCAGCACTTTTGCCTGGATTTTCTTTCATCCATGTGCCTAGACCTGTTAACTGTTTGTCTAAATCTGGAAACTTTGCGCCGACTTTAGCTTTTAACTGTTCAAACTTTTGATCAGCCATTTTTACAGGAGTAGTATCCTGTAGCCACGTGCCAATTTTATCTATAACTTCGTTGGCTTTTTTAGCAACATCTATGCCTTTACCTGCTAGGGTTCGACTTTGTCCACCTTCAATACTTTGTTTTTCAACAGCACCAAATATCTGTTTTATCTGATCAACAGTAAGACTGGCTTCAATTAAAGGTAAGAATTCATTATAGATATTTTCAACTATCTTTCTCTGTTCGATAGTTAAACCTTCACAAGATTCTCTTAAAATCGCACGGCTGCTTATAAGATGTTGTTCTCTTAATAATATTGAATCTGATAAATTTGTAAGACGCATAGTATGTCCGAATGATTACTTATTTATTGTAATAACGAGCTTACGCTCGTTTGCGTTTTCGCTATCGCTCAACGCATTTTTTCTTCTATTGAATATTGAAATATAATAAATGCGAAGCATTTTTAAGCATTATCCAGATTGTTCAGCCACACTTCGCCCGTTTCCGGGCGATGAATGTACATTATCCGAGTTGACAAGCACACATTAGCGTTATGGCATTACAGAGGCGGTCATCCGGTACCTCGAGCCACGTCTTCATATGACGGCGGTTTACTAAAATACGCTAACACTTTAGTAAACGTAGGGTTTTTCTCCCTTCATTTTACCTTTACAATCCTTTTCAAACAACTAAATCGCAGGTTTTAAGCGATCTTCATCCATAAATGGGTAGTAGTTGAGTACCACTGCGGCGTGGAATTCCGTCCCTGAGACCACGTTTGACCAGGTTTAGAGCGCACGAAGTTTGGCCTGCGCCAGCCAAAAACCGCTGTTATTTTGCCTTATTTTGTTCTAAAAGACGCTGTCTTAGTATGTTTGATCCGCCTACTCTGACGTTTATAATGCCATTATAATAGTCGTCAGTTTCTAAAACTCTGCGTTCAAACTGTTCTCTTGCCTCTAGATATGACATTTCTGCCTTGGATTTGCAAAGATAAAGTATTTCTCTAGTGAAGTTTTCCGGACCTAGTGCTTGGACATCTGCTTGTAACCTATCGCTAGAACCCCAGTAATCGCGCCAATCGCTTTCAACTGTGCTTCTGCGTTTAAGTTTTTTGCCTTTGAGTGGAGGTTTAGTACGTTTAAATTGTGCTAGTTTTTTGCCTATGTACTTCTGGCCGGTTGTAAGATTCGTAATTATGTAGACAAAGCCAACATAGCCTTCGGGAATTTCTTCTACGAGTTGATTTTGATACGTCCAATGCACTCATTTAGTTACCTTTGGGGGCCTTCCTAACTTGCCTTTTCTGGCTAGCCTACGTTCTTCTCGTTTTTCTTGGATCTCTACTCGCCTTTTTGATGCCTCATTGCGTATTTCTGATAGCCAATACCGTGCCTTAATGCCTGCTTCGTCTGAGCCTTTGTATTCAAAACGTTCCTGCCACTTGAAATATTGCTGAAACGCTTCGATCATTTTATCATGTGATTCTGTTGTCATCCTACGATTTCAATATCTGTTGAGTAGCTAGTGAATCCGTTTTCTTTAATCACTTTTAATACATGATTGACCCTACTTGTTAGGTCATCTCTATGCGAAATCAAGAACACATTCTTATCTCGTTCTCTAGTCATACGTTTTAATACAGCAATACTAGATTCAACACCGCTGGCGTCCATGCCAGAATCAACTAGTTCGTCAATAAACAACAGATTGATGCTGTGATATAGGTTTTCCCAAACATCACGGAACGCCCAACTTAAACTAAGTATCAGTCTATTACGCTCGCCTCTACTGAGATTATCAAAATCTAAATCTTGACCTAGTTGGGTAATTGTTACACTTAGGTCATTTTGGAATTCAACAATATGTGGCAATCCGATTCTGTCTAGATAGTATGTTAAACGCTGATTTAAGAAAGCTAGATTTTGATCAATTATGCGTTTGCGTACAAAACTATCCTTATTGGTCAACAATTTATATAAAAATTCTTGATGATCTTTAAGTTTAGTTAATTCGTTAACAGCTTCCCAGTTAATTTCCTGCACTGCTGTCTTTTTTAATTCTTCTATTTGTTCGGCATACGGATTAGTTTCTGCCTCTTTAATCACAATATCACGTTCTAAACCATCCACAGTGTTTTTATGATTTAATGCTTGTTCTAAATTATCATAGAAAACTTTAGGACAATCTCCTAAATCACCTAATAGGCTCAATGCTTCATTTAGTGTAGCTAGTTCTTCTAGATGCTCAGTTAACAAATTTTGACTGTCTTCAACCTGCTTGGCCTTAGTAGACAACATTTCGTTGTGTTTTGAATCATGAAGGTCTTGTCCACAGGCATGACATTTGTGTTCTATTAGACTTGCTGTTTCTTTTTTTAGCCGATCTAGTGTTTTTTGTTCTTTTTCTAACGCCGAAGTCTGTTTAGCAATCAGTGTTGTTAAGTTATCGCGCTCTTTTTTATTAGTGCCCCACTCTAATAGAGATCGTTGATTAGATATTTCTACATCTATGTCTATATTACTGAGATGATCTATGCTTTTTCTAAGATTTTCTAGAGCAGTTTCTTTTTGGTCTTCCCACAGTTTTTGTTTGCGTTCTAATGCTTCTATGCTTTGCTGGATTCGATCATTTGAAGCTTTGATAGTTTCGATTCTAGTGTTTTCAGTAGCTATAGCATCTTTAGTAAATTTAATTTGTTCTTTTAATGCTTCGGCTTTCTCAGAAAGCAACGTAATACCCAACAGTTGTTCGATGATCGCTCGTTGATCCCCGCTCTTCATTGCTAAGAAAGGTTCTGTATAAGTGTTTAATGCTACGATATGTTTGAACATCTCGTGACTCATACCGATCATTTCATCGATAGATTTTTGTGTTTCTCTGGAATCACCTTGACTTTCGTCTAGATCTTTAAGTTCTTGTTCTTCTCCATTAATTGAAAACTTTAATAGATTAGGTTTTCGTCCTCGTTCAACATGATATTCTATACCATCTTTTTCAAAGGTAACAGTTACTAACATTCCTTTGCCGTTAATCTTGTTGATAAGATTATCGCGCTTGATATTAGTTAGGGCTTGACCGTAGATCGCATAACTCAAGCCATTGATGATAGTTGTTTTGCCCGTACCGTTGCGAGCCCCAGAATCATCACCTCCTAGATCTAGATTTTCACCTAAGACTAGAGTCAATTGACCACGGTCAAAATCGATAGCTTGGGTTTGATTACCCACGCTCATAAAGTTTTTTACAGTTAAATTTTTTATTTTAATCATAATTCTTTGTAAATGCCCAACAACATACTTTTGTCATAGGTATCGCTTTCGATGGCATTGATTTGATTCATCACAATAGTATCTACACTTTCAAATTGAATATCAATAGCCACCTGTGTTGATTCAACTTCTACTTTTTCTGGTATCAACATCAGCTCTCGCAGATTATACTGCGGAATAAACTGTTCTTTGATAAAGTTAGCTTCTTCAAACGTGATAGGTAAATCTATGGTAACCCGGCAGTGCATTTTTTCTTTGAGTAGTTTATCAGGCGTATCTATAATTTGACTTAGTTTATATGTACGATAAACAGGTTGACCAGGCCAAGTATGATACTCTGGTTTACCTCCCCACTCTAAGATCATCATACCGCGATCGTCGTCCCCAGCATCTGCATAGTTGTGAGGAAAAGCATTGCCAATATAGACAATATTATTAGCCTGCTGACGTTTATGGAAGTGACCAGTAAACACGTATTCTTGATTTTGAAAATGATTTCTTTGTAACTGTCCGTGATCCGGCATCTGCACCATAGCATTCATGTAGAAACTAGGAAGTTCTAAGTGTCCGAAGATGTAACGACTCTTAATGTCCGGAATCTTTTTCCATTCGTCAGCAACAAGCCAGGGAAGAATAGTTACGTCCCCTTGTGTAAACGGATCTTTGATCGGAACCACATTCGGAAATAAACGCATGAATTCGATAGAATTGATTTCACGTTTATCTTTGTAGAATAGATCGTGATTACCTAGAATGAAATATACCTTTTCAAAGTTATCGCTGAGACGCTCTAAGTTCGAAAGAGTATAGTTCATAGTACTAACATCTGTAGTACTGCGATTGTGATGCCAATCACCTAAGAAGATAGCAGTTTCGCAGTCCTGTTCTTTAGCAGTTTTACAGAACCATTTGACAAACTCTTCACAATCGATGTTGTGTGTTCTACTGCCCGACTTCAAACCAAAATGTATGTCTGTAAAGCAGGCTGCTTTCTTGAATAGATTCATAGATTTACTGTACAATTTTTATATGTTCTTGTCAATCCCAATCATTGCCATTGGTTATTACCGGGCCGGAAGATATATTCCCATTTCCGGTGCTGTTCTGCCTAGTCCAACTAGGATTCATACCGTTCATTTCTAGAATATCGTCTCTAATGTTTTGATTACGTTTTTCAAGGTTGATAATTCTAACGAATGAATTAGTAACAGCAGCAGTATAGTAAGCAAAAGGATTATCTGATTTACTTTCATCGAATTGAAGTCCTATCTGAGTTAGTTGTAGAATAGCTTGACCTTTCATCTCATCGTTGTAGGTATAGCCTCTGACATTGCCTCTGGTCGCATATCTTTCGCAGAGTTTAATAAACATACGTGCCAGATTATCAGTCATCTGTCCGTGGTCTTTTGAAAATTTACCCTTTGTTAGATCGCCCTTCCAATGGCTTTTTCCTACGCAGATAAGATTTCCTTTAGCATCGAATTTCCAGTGTTGAAAAGGAGGAAAGTTAACTTTATCGTGACTGTCCGCGGTATTTTTTAAAGTTTTTTTACGACCAGGAGCCAACGGCACATGCTCAAAAGTCATTACTCTAAAAACAACATCTTGTTTGTCTATTTTTTTATAATCTATTTCAAATTCTTTTGCCGGTATTTTTTTACCAGCTTCTGCTATTGCGATTTCATGTGCTTCCTTGCTTAGTTTAGCTGCCCTATTTCTTTTAGCTTCTGCGATAGTTCTAACGTTTATTTTTTCTAAGTTAGGCACTATAAGATCGTAATCGCCGTATGCTGGGTCTGTATAAGAACAGTATGTATTTTTGCTTAAATGTATCTCTCTCAGTAGGTCTTTGTTTGTTAGATATTTTATTTTAGGTACCGTCATCGGTTAGAATTCTCCATAGTTAGTAATATAATAGCACATTTTTAACATAATAAATAGACTATATGACACTGGAATCTGCTCAAAATGTCCTTATCTATCAATCCGCTTTCTAAACTAATTGCTTCTATTTCAGAAAGTATTACTAAAGCCACTAATCAAGGCCAAGCTAATCTGCAGGCAGCAGCGTCGTCGATTTCAAAAGAACAACTAGACCAAAGAGCCAACGAACTCGCCGGCAGTATTGAATCTGGATTAAACGGACTATCGGGCGACCAACAAAATTTTGGTAATACTGCCATGGGCGGTAATTTCTCGGTCTCAACTGGAGCCAAAGGCGCAGTTGATAAATTAAGAACTGTTGCTGGTTCTACCAGCAACATAACAGCAGATATAGCAGGCGGTATAAACAAACTCACAGGCGGCAGTCTCGGTGGCGGGTTAATGAAACTAGCAGGCAATATCAGTAAGTCTGCTGGTATGCTCAACAATTTACTTAGCTTAAAACGAGGAGCGAATCTTCCATCGGGAGCGCAATCGTTAGTCACACAAGGCACCCCTATTAAAGTATTGCCTGGAGATAAAAATGATTGGCGTGTAAGAATTACCTGCCAATGGAATGTCTTTAACAGTCCTATGTTTAAAGTACTAGAAGAAACCGGCGGAGTAGTTTGGCCTTACTTGCCTAACATCACCGTTAGTACCAAAGCTGACTATGGATCTATAACACCTACACACAGTAATTACGGAATTTATTCTTATAAAAACAGCGTAATTGATGATATACAAATCAGTGGAGAATTCAGTTGTGAAACATCTACTGATGCTGCTTACTGGATAGCAGCAACTACATTTTTTAAAACAGCGACAAAAATGTTTTTTGGACAAGGAGAATACGCAGGCAATCCGCCAATTATCTGCCACCTAAAAGGTTACGGCGACAGTGTGTTTCCTCGAGTTCCGGTTATTATAAAATCATTTTCTGTAGATTTTAAAGATGATGTAAATTACATTAATTGTAACAAATGGGGCACCAATACTTGGGTACCAGTTTTAAGCACTATATCAGTGACTGTGGCTCCTGTGTACAACAGAACAATGTTGCGACAATTCAGCTTGCAAGAATATTCTAAAGGTTCACTGAAAGTAAATGAGGTAGGATATCTATAATGGCAACATACAATAGAGCTAGTCCTTGGGCCAGCACTCCACAAAATAATTTATATTTAGAACTTCTAGAAATACGACCAGTGCCGGCCGAAACAGATGATTTTAGATATGTTATCGAAAGTCAATATAAACATAGACCTGATCTTTTAGCCTATGACTTATATGGTAATGCTAAACTATGGTGGGTGTTTGTACAAAGAAACATGAATGTTTTAAAAGACCCCATTTATGATTTTGAACCTGGAACTACAATCTATCTACCCAAGAAGAGTAATCTAGAAAAATTTCTAGGAGTCTAACATGGTAGCTAGATTTTTACCGGCCGGAAGAGATGTTGCTTTTAAACCTGACGGTACAGTTGTAATTGCTAATCCTACAAACAGTTCTATACCGGCAGGAGTAGCTTTCAGAAAAACAGAAGAAGTTCCTCCTAGACCCACTGATCCAATCAAAGACGGCGAATCTAAACAACAAGCAAAAAGTAATACTACTGCATCTACTGCTGTAAAAAAACTTCCGGCAGTAGTTAAAAATCCAATGGAGCCGTTTGCCAATACTAACGTGTTATGGACAATGGCATGTCTAACTCCTAAGCAATTTAATGATCCGCGTTCGTATAGAAATAGTCCTGCTGACTTACAAAATATTGTATTTTCTTCTGGCGGCAGGTTTGACAAACAGCGAGTAGGAACATTTTTTGGAACTCCTGAATATTACATTAATAATTTTGTAATGACAAATATCATAGGAGCCAATGAAAAAACTGGTAACTCTAATGCAGTCAAATTTACTTTTGATATCATAGAACCGCATTCTATGGGGCTACTGTTGCAGAGCATGCAGAATGCCGCAGTTAAAGCTGGATATCTAAGTTATCTTGATAATGCGCCATTTGTTCTTCGTATGGACATACAAGGATGGGACACAAGAGGGTTAGAAATAAAAGTTATCAAACCCAAATATTTTGTAATGAAATTAACTTCAACTAAGTTTACAGTGAACGAAGGCGGATCTGTTTATAAAGTTGAAGGTATACCATATAATCATTTAGCTTTTTCTGATTCTATCAATACAACATTTAGCGATGTAAAATTATTTGCAGAACCAATAGGTAATGTTTTTAGCATACTTGCAGGTACAGGTGAGGGCAGTCTAGTTACATTTTTAAATAAGAATGAAAAACAATTAAAAAAAGAAAATAAAATTAAAGTCTGTGACGAATATGCAATTCAGTTTCCTGTATTATCAACTGATTTTGTTTCGTCTGCAGGTAAAGCACCCAAGTTAGACAAAGCCACTGTGGATCCAAATCAGCAAGATGAAATAGCCACAGCAAGAAACAGATTAAAAGCTATTGTTGCGAATACTACAGGGACAACGACTACAGATTCATTAAATGATAAAAATGATATAGCAGCAGCTAGTCTAGGGTTTGATCAACTCCGTGGCGGCAATCCATTGTTCAAAAGAGCTAATGACCAGTATGACGAAAAAACGGGAGTAATTAAAAGAGATGGAATGACCATATCCCCTACACAACGAGCATTTCAATTTGGTCAAGGACAGTCTCTAACAGCTATAATTAATCAAATTATTCTTAGTTCGGATTATGCGTCTCGCGCAATTGACCCAAAGTTCTTAACTCCGCAGGGATATATTAAATGGTTTAAACTAGATCCGCAGATTGAGTTGTTGGAATTCGATGATAAAATAGGGGACTATGCAAAAAAAATTACATGGAGAATAGTTCCGTATTATGTACATCAAAGTATATTTGCTAATTCTTCATCAGCTCCTGTAGGGTATGCTGAATTAATGAAATCTGTTGTCAAAGAATACCAATACATTTACACTGGTCAGAATGTTGACGTGTTAAATTTCAATATTGAAATTAATAATCTTTTCTACACTGGTGCTAATCCTAAACCAGAGAACGAAGCTGGTAAAACTGCTAATCAAGATCAGAAAGGATCGGAAGTTAGAAATAGTCGAACACAGGCAGGTGCAGGACAAGCTCCCGAAGTTAAAGGGGCACAAGCAGGTAGAGCAAGAGCTGCACCAAGAGATCCAAAATTGTTAAAAGGATACAAAGGAGGATCTGACGACAAAACAGTTGAACAGAATGTTGCAGAAAACTTTCAACAGGCTTTTATCAGCGGCAACAGTGCCGATATGGTAACAGTATCTTTAGAAATTTTAGGTGATCCGTATTGGTTAGTAGATACAGGATTTTCTAACTATTTTGTAGGTGCTCCTTCCCCCACTTCGCAGATTACAGATGACGGAACCATGAATTATGAAAGTGGAAATGTCTACGTGTATCTAACATTTAGGACTCCTGCTGACGTGAATCCAGTTACTGGTTTGTATGACTTTTCGATAGCAGGAAAAGAAAGTCCGTTTGGCGGAATTTATCGAGTCAATATGTGCGAAAATACCTTTAATGACGGACAGTGGAAACAAAAATTAAAATTATTAAGAATGCCTGGCCCACAAGGACCAGAAAAAGCAGTTACAGAATCCGAAGATAAAAATGCTAGTAAGATTTCTAAAGAAGGAAGCAGTGCTACTGAGATTGGCGAAAAAGAACCTCCTAAGACTTCTATTGCAGATAGTGGAACAACAGCTAATGCTCCAGTGCCAGCTAATCAATCTAACACTAGAAATTCTAATGCTAGAACTACCACAACTTCAAATCAAGGACAGCGTGTTGTCGGATTTAGATATTATAGAGATTTAGGACAAAATTAATGGCAGAACTTAGTAGACCAACAGCTGAAAATGACGGTAAATCTGGCGGCGTAACCTCCGGTGTGCATTTAGCCAGAGTAATTAGTCATCTGGACAGCACTTTCATGGGATCATTAGAAGTTCAACTAATCAAAGATCAAGCCAATACTGCCGGTGAAGACAGCCAGACATTTATTGTAAAATATGCTTCTCCGTTTTTCGGATATACTCCTTTTGAATTTATGGGCATGAATGATGGAACTAAATCTACTATAGATGGTTTCAGTGATACTCAAAAATCTTATGGAATGTGGTTTGTGCCTCCCGACGTGGGAGTAAATGTATTGGTTTTGTTCACCAACGATGATCCGGGTTCGGGATATTGGTTTGCCTGTGTGCCGGGCCGCAATATCAATAATATGGTTCCGGCGATAGCCGCTAGCAAAGTTAATGCCTTAGATCAAGTTGATAAAGAGAGGTACGGAAATACCAGTCAACCGTTGCCTGTGGCTGAAATCAATAAAAGAATTAACGGTGATAAACAAGAAGTTGATCCAGAAAAATTTCCTAGAGTAGTTCATCCTATCGCAGATAGATTTTTAGAACAGGGTTTATTAGAAGATGATGTAAGAGGTTATGCAACCTCCAGTCCAAGAAGAGAAACTCCGGGGATGGTATTTGGTGTAAGTACTCCTGGACCAGTGGACCGTAGACAGGGAGCAAAAAAACAGAAGATTGGTAAAATTGATAGCCAAGCCACTGTTCCGGTCAGCAGATTAGGCGGAACACAATTAGTGATGGACGACGGCGATGATAGATATCATAGAGAAAAATCTGCTGCTGAAGGCCCTAGAAAATATATAGATCTTTTAGATGCGACATCACAGAAAAAAAATGACATAGGTGCTGCTACAATACCTAAGGATGAATATTTCAGAGTAAGAACACGTACCGGCCATCAGATTCTTTTACATAACAGTGAAGACTTAATTTATATTGCTAATGCAAGAGGAACTGCGTGGATAGAACTTACTAGTAATGGTAAGATCGACATTTATTCTGAAGATAGCATCAGTATTCATACACAACAGGATCTTAATATTAGAGCTGACAGAGATATTAATTTAGAGGCTGGCCGCAATATTAATATGCACACAGAGACTGGAAAATGGCATGCTGAAATAGCTACAGATTTAGAATTCTTAGTAAATGCTGATGCCAAACTTACAGTGGGATCAGATTTAGATATTTTAGTAGGAGCCAAGACAAAAATTTCTACAAACAATGACCTAGACATAGCGTCCGGCGCAGAAACTAAAATTAGTTCTACGGCAGATATCAACATAGGAAGCGGAGCACAGGTTAAAGTCAACGGAACAAAAATTTACATGAACGGTCCAGAAAATGCCGAAACCGCTACAGCCGCAGATTTTGTAAGACCGTACGATTTAAGGGATAATCCTGCTACCAGTATATTTGCTGGTTGGAAAGATAGATATCAGGCAGGCACAGTGAAAAGTTTCATGAAACGTATACCTATGCACGAACCGTGGCCTTTACATGAGTGTAATGCTCCTGATCAACTAACCCCAGACAAAACCGATAGGGATGTATAATTATGGCAACTAAACTTTACAATCAAAAAACCGCTGCACAACGTTCTGCTCAAGTTTTAGAGAATCAAGGACAGTTTGTTTACAAAGGTTTCAGCTCAAAAGAAGCAAATAAAAATTATAAATTGTACGATATAGATCTAGTTAAGCAAGACTTAATTAATCATTTTTACATTCGAAAAGGCGAAAAGTTAGAAAATCCAGACTTTGGCACGGTTATATGGGATATGTTGTTTGAACCTTTTACGGAAGATGTAAAAGAAATTATTGCCAAGGATGTTGAAGACATTATTAACTACGATCCTAGATTCGCGGTTAACGAAATTCAAATTGATAATACTGATCAAGGCATTAGAATACAGGCCGAATTGGTATATGTTCCGTTTAACATCACCGAACAAATGACTTTTAACTTTGATAGAAACAATGCGGTCATAAACTGACCAGATAATTTTTTAAGGTAAATATTGGTATGACGATAACCAGCAGACAAAATAATCTGATTCTTAATCAAGATTGGACTAGAATATATCAGACATTCAAAAATGCTGATTTCAAATCTTACGATTTTGAAAATCTTCGCAGAGTCATAATCACTTACCTCAGAGAAAATTATCCAGAAGATTTTAATGATTATATCGAATCCAGCGAATATCTTGCTCTAATCGATGCTATCGCATTTTTAGGACAAAGCCTAGCCTTTCGTATTGACTTAGCCTCTAGAGAAAATTTTATTGAATTAGCAGAAACTAAAGAAAGTGTTCTTCGTATAGCTCGTATGCTTTCTTACAATGCCAAAAGAAATGTTTCTGCAAGCGGAATGCTGAAATTCGTAACAGTTAGCACCACTGAAGATCTATTAGATAGCAACGGTAAAAATTTAGCGCAACAGTTAATTTCTTGGAACGATCCCACAAATACCAATTGGTTGGAGCAGTTTTTACTAGTGTTGAATTCCGCTATGGCAGACAACACAGAATTTGGTCGCAGCCAGGGTTCGGGAACAATACAAGGCATCCCTACAGAACAGTATAGATTTAGAACATTCAGTACTGATGTGCCATTGTTCTCTTTTACAAAAACTGTAGCTGCTAGAAGCATGGGTTTTGAAATAGTTAGCACGGCATTTAAAAACAGTGAGAACATCTACGAAGAGCCTCCGGTGCCTGGAAATCAATTTGGTTTTGTATACAGGAATGACGGATCAGGACCAGGAAGTCCTAATACAGGTTTTTTCGTTATGTTCAAACAAGGAACATTGGAAATAGCAGATTTTGCTGTAGACGTTCCTACAACTAATGAAAAAATCGCCATAGATGCCGGCAATATCAATAACGATGATATATGGTTATTTTCACTGGATTCACAGGGAACTCAGTTAGAAGAATGGACTAAAGTTTCTTCTTTGGTAGGAAACAATATCGTTTACAATAGTATAACACAGGACATTAGAAATATCTATGCAGTAGAAACTAAAGAAAATGACAACATAGATTTAGTTTTTGCCGACGGAGTTTATGGCAATCTCCCGAGAGGTGCGTTTAGAGTTTTTTATAGAACAAGCAATGGCCTCACCTATACAATCTATCCTAATGAAATGCGAGGAATCAACATAGGAGTTCTATATCTAAACAAGTCAGGAGTACAGCATACACTTACTATTGGTCTTGCATTACAATCTACCGTGGCTAACAGCGCAGCATCTGAAGACATTGATAATATTAGAAATAATGCACCTGCTGTTTATTACACTCAGAATCGCATGATAACCGCAGAAGATTACAATCTAGCTCCTCTGTCCGGATCTCAAAATATCATTAAAATTAAATCAATTAATAGAACGTCTAGTGGCATCTCTAGAAATTTTGACATTATTGATGCTTCTGGAAAATACAGCAGTATAAATGTTGTCGGCGATGATGGATACATTTATAAAGAAGATGAAGAAGATTTCTTAAGTTTTAAATTTGCAAACAGAGTAGATATTATTAATTTTATTAGAAGAAGTATAGAACCTGCTTTCACAGATACAGAAGTTTACAATTTTTACTTTACAAAATTTGATAAAATCTTGTTTACAGATTCAAACACAGTTTGGCAATCGATTACTACATCTACGCCTACTGGCTACTTCAAAAACGTAGTTGATAATGCGTTACTAAAAGTAGGTTCTTATTCTACAAATAACTTAAAATATGTTTTAGCTAATGCTACCATTAAATTTGTAGCACCAGAAGGTTATGCATTCAAAAAAGGAAAATTAGTAGTCATAGATACTTCTGACCCAGATCAAACAGATAGTCTCTGGACCAGGATAGTAAAAGTCACAGGAGACGGAACCAATGCAGGAAGGGGAGTGCTAGCCAACGGGTTAGGACCGATAACACTAAGTGACATAATTCCAACGGGTGCGATAGCCCAGAGAATAGTTCCTAGATTTATCAATGACCTGTCTCCGGCGCTGGAATCTGAAATCGTAAACCAAGTAGCGAACAATTTAAATTTCGGATTAAGATATGAAATAAACGAATCGCAATGGAAAATAATCACCAGTAACAATCTAAGCTTGATAGGTGATTTTTCATTAGGTAAGGCCGGAGACACAACAAATACAGGAGTTGATAGTTCTTGGATAGTTGCATTTGTAAAACAAGCTGATAGCTATGTTGTTAGAATTAGAAAGCTCTGTTATGTATTTGGAAGTGTCAATCAGAATAGATTTTATTTCGATTCTAACGAAAAACGATATAATGATCAGTTAGGGGCAGTAGTCAAAGATCATATTAGAGTTCTTGGAATTAATAAGTCTGCTGATTTGATTACAGAACTAAAACAAGATGTTAGTTTCGAAGTCAGCGATACTATTAAATTTGACGACGGCTACGAAAGTGCGACAGAAATCAAACTTAGTTTTTACGATTCTGACAGCGACGGTGTTATAGATAACCCCGAAGCCTTTGAAAAAATAGTTGGTATTGATCAGGAATTGAATTTTCTTTTCTTCCAAGAAACCACTGATGTTTATGGTACTAAGATATTCACACTGATTGATAATTCAGACGATTTGATTTTAGTAAGAGAAAAAGAATCGTTAATTGATTTTACAGATATAACAACGTATCCAGATGGACAATTAATTTATTTTTATGACGAAGCTGAAAATGTAGTTAAGCAGATAAATCGCACTACCAATACCATAGATATTAAAAATGAATATAAAGCTAACATTGGTAGACGAGATCTTAAGTTTCAATATGTTCATAATGCAAGTGTGGATAGAAGAATAGATCCTTCGTCTAGCAATATCATAGATATATTTTTATTAATAAGAAGCTATGACGAAGCTTACAGGATTTATCTAGCGGGAGGCACGTCAGTTGAACCAGTGGCTCCAACCAGCGAGGCACTAAGAACAAATTTTGGTAGTGTGTTAAGTCCTATAAAATCTATCAGCGACGAAATAATTTATCATCCAGTAAAATACAAAGTTCTGTTTGGTGCAAAAGCAGATCCAAAGTTACAGGCTACCTTTAAGATTGTAAAAAATGCTAACTTAACTATAAATGACAACGATTTAAAAGTTAGAATTGTTACAGCAATTAATGATTTCTTTGACATAAACAACTGGGATTTCGGTGACAGATTTTACATGGGCGAATTGACTACTTACATATTAAATTCAACAGCACCGGACTTGGCTAACATTGTTATTGTTCCTAAGCAGGCATCCCAAGTATTTGGTAGTTTGTTTGAAATTCAAAGCAGAGCGGATGAGATTTTAATTAGTGGTGCTACTGTAGATGACATAGAAATTGTCACAGCAATTACCGCTTCTGAAATCGGAGTCAATATAAATTCTATTGTAACAACAACATAATATTATGGCAGACAAAGTTTATCCTAACAGCAATTTACCTATCAGAAGATCTGTAGAATTACTACCAGTAGTATTTCAGTCAGAGACCAATGATAAGTTTTTATCTGGCGTTTTAGATCCGTTAATACAGCCCGGCGTTTTAGACAAGGTTGTAGGATATATCGGTCGTAGATATGATAAAACCTATAACGGTAAAGATGTTTATGTCGACACAGATAATACATTGCGTAGTAGGTATCAGCTTGAACCGGGCGTAATCTATAAAAATCATGACAGGATAGAAAACTTTTATGATTACCTTGACCTAAAAAATCAATTAAGATTTTTTGGAAACATGAATGAGCGTGATGACAAAATAACTAGCCAAACACATTATACATGGAATCCGCCCATTGATTGGGATAAGTTTATTAACTACCGAGAATACTATTGGGAACCAACCGGCCCTGCAAGTATTAGGATTACAGGTCAAAGTCAAAATATAGTCAGCACTTACAAAGTTGTAATCGGAGAAAGTGGAAATTCTTTTGTTTTCACACCGGACGCTTATACTAATAATCCTACGATCACTCTTTATAGAGGGCAGACATACAAATTTAGAATAAATGCTCCGGGTGAGGGGTTTGCAATTAGGACAAATTACGACACCGGATCTTTGTTGTTTCAGCCAGGAAGAAGTTATTTTGCAGGAAGCCTGGTAGTCTATGATAACAAACTTTGGAGAGCATTAAAGGATACCAGCAGCCTAGATGGCAGCTCTATTACAGTTGATAGCGAGGATTGGCAGTACGTTGAACCGGCTGGCCAAGGAGATGCATTAGAATATAGAAAAGGTATCACCAATAACGGTATAGAAAACGGAATTTTAACATTTGAAGTTCCATACGATGCTCCGGATGTGCTGTACTATCAAGGCATGATAACTCCTGATATTTTTGGAAGATTTTTAATTGCCGACATAGAAGAAAATACTTTAGTAAATGTTGATTTAGAAGTGGTAGGTAAGACCGCCTATACCAGCGGAAACGGAATAGCATTAAGCAATGGTATGATTATAGAATTTGCAGGAAATGTAACTCCTGAAAAATATTCTAGAGACACTTGGTTAGTAGAAGGTGTGGGCTCGGCGATAACTTTGACAAAGTTTGCTGATCTAATTGTTCCTGTACTAACATCAACAGTTCCTGAGGTTCTATTTGACAATGAAGGATTTGATACACAGCCGTTCGATGACGCTACAGAATACGCAACATTCAAAGACTATATTACTATCGCAAGAAACTCAAATGATAGTAATCCCTGGAGTAGATATAACAGATGGTTTCACAGAAGTGTGTTGGAACAGGCTTACAAATTAAGAGGACAAGATTTCACTGCTTCTGAAGCTGCCAGAGCTAAACGACCTATCATAGAATTCAAACCTAATCTACAACTATATAATCACGGCGATATTGCTAAACCAACAGTAGACTATATTGACACTACTACTACTGATGTATTTTCTACAATAGAAGGGTCAAAGGGATATAACATAGACGGAGAATTTATCTTTGAAGGCGCTAGAATTTTAGTTGTTGCTGACAAAGACAAATTAGCTAATAATAAGATTTATACTGTTGAATTTATTACACATATAAATTCTAGGCAGATTCATTTAAGAGAAACCAACGACAGCGAGTCATTACTTGGACAGTGCGTTTTAGTTAGACGCGGCAATATCAATAAAGGTAAAATGTATCATTTTAATGGTACAGACTGGGTGTTAAGTCAGGAAAAAACTTCTGTTAACCAAGCACCACTGTTCGACGCATATGATGAAAATAAAGTTAGTTTCAGCGATACTGATACCTACGGAAATAATACCTTCCAGGGAACTAAAATATTAAGTTATAAAGAAGGTAATGGAAAGATAGATAAGGAATTAGGTTTTCGGCTTAGTTATCTAAATATTGATAATATTGGAGACATACAATTTGATTGGAATTGGGATACTGAAACTTTTGTATATAATTTAGATAAAAATCCGACTACCAAGAAATTATCTACCGGTTATTTTAAATTCACAGATACTGACACTTTTGCTAACGGCTGGGTGCCATTAGGAACCGAATATATTCAACCTATTATAGATAGTCAAGTTATCACAAACTCTACAAATAGATTAACATTTAGTACAGTAAAGTGGACATCGCTAACATCTGAGCCTAGGATTAATTTTTATGTGAACGGAGCCAAATACACTGGTACATGGACTAGAAATGAAGGAGTGTTTACATTTTCTTCTCGATTTGCGGTTCAAGATGTAATCGTAATTAAAATAATTGCAGATGTAGAACCTGACCAGGGATATTATGAACTTCCTGTAGGGTTAGAGAAAAATCCACTGAATTCTGCTGTATCATCATTTACATTAGGTCAGGCCTTAGATCATTTTTCTAGCGCAGTTGAATGGAATAATGATTTTGTTGGAGTCGTTCCTGGTAATTGTAATTTACGCGATCTTCCAGATTATCAAAAATACGCAAAAAGATTCTTGAAACACAGCGGTATAGCTCCGTTGGCAGTAATGGCATTATGTGACAAAACTCATAACATTGTAAAATCTATTCAGTATGCTAAAAAAACATACACTGAATTTAAAAACAATTTTTTAAAACGTGCAGCAGAAATAGATTACAATAATAATATTGTTGATTTTGTAGATGATATTTTAACTAGCATGACCGCAGTTAAAAAATCCAATGATGCGTTTGCAAATTCAGATATGTTAGGTACAGGAGCATTTACAGACCTAGTGACTGTTGTAGAAGATCCGGGTATCAAGACATTTGCGCTGTCTCAAAAGTTTGATTTGAAAACTCTAAGTGAAAGAGCAGTTTATGTTTATGTTAATGGACAACAGTTAATCAATACAAGAGATTATATTTTTGATTCAACATTTGGATTCGTATCTTTATCGATTAATTTGCAAGTAGGAGACACTATAGAAATTAGAGAGTATATTTCTACAGGAACCAATTTTATTCCTCCTACACCTACATCTATGGGTCTGTATAAAAAATACATGCCTATGAAGTTTCTAGATGACACGTATGTTGAACCAAAGAATGTTATTCAAGGGCATGACGGTAGCATAACAATAGCTTTCAATGATTTTAGAGATGATTTATTACTTGAATTAGAATTAAGAATATACAACAATATAAAACAAGAATATGACAGCAGTATATTTGATATAGACAATATTGTAAGCGGTTACTATGGAGTTGGATTATATTCTAAAAAAGAATTAGACTTAATCGTATCTCAAGATTTTCTAAAATGGATACAGAATACAAATATCAATTATACCAATAATACATATTTTGATAGTCAAAATTCTTTTACCTACACATACAGCAATATGAGTGATCCTACTAAAACCAGGAATATTCCTGGTTATTGGCGAGGAGTGTATCAGTGGTTCTATGATACAGATAGGCCACATCGCTGTCCTTGGGAGATGTTAGGGTTCAGTGAAAAACCAACGTGGTGGGAAGACGAGTACGGACCTGCACCATACACTTCTAACAATTTAATTCTATGGGAAGATTTAGCTAATGGTCATATTAGACAAGGCGAGAGAAAAGGAAAATATGAGAGATATAAGCGTTCTACATTGCTGAGTCATATTCCTGTTGACGGCGATGGAAAATTATTAAGTCCGCTTGATTCAAATTTAGCGCAGGATTTTTCTTTAATTAATAATAGAGGAAGTTTTGTGTTAGGAGATATAGCTCCGGTCGAGTATGCATGGAGATCTAGTTCAGAGTGGCCATTTGCTGTGATTTCGGCCATGTGTCTAATGAAACCGTTTGAATACATCACAGATAGCTTCGATAGATCTAAGATTACACTAAATTCTTTAAATCAGTATATTAACACAGACACAAAAACTTTCATCAACCTAAACGATGTTGCATCTAATGTAACTAACACATTGAACATAGGTTTGGTAAAATATCTTATAAATTATGTAAGATCTAGAGGAATAGATGTTAACACATTGCAAGATAAAATACAAAATCTTGATTGTGGTTTATCATATAGGATGTCTGGTTTTGTTGATCAAACTCAACAAAAATTTTTGTTAGATTCTAAAAATCCATCTGCTACAACAACCAGCGTTTACATACCACAAGAAAATTTTGATATTATTTTTAATGTAAGCAGTCCAATAAACAGTGTTACCTATAGCGGTGTTATATTAGAAAAAACAGGCGGTGGCTGGATTGTTACCGGTTACGATGATGTAAAACCATATTTTTCTTATTTTGAACCACTGGCCAGCAATAGGGATCCAGTTATTTCTGTTGGTGGCGTCAGCGAAGAATTTACGGATTGGATACAAGATAAAAATTACAACAATGGAGTATTAGTAAGATATCAAAGTAATTTTTATAGATCTCTAAAAACACATAACAGCGGAGGTGACTTTGATAAAAACAATTGGCAAAAATTGTTGTCAGTCCCTAGAAAAGGTTCAGTTGAGGCATTACGAAGAAGATCGTTTAATAATCTTTCCGAAAAACAATTAAGTTACGGAACTATACTTACAAATATTCAGCAAGTAGTTGATTTCTTATTAGGTTACGAACAGTGGTTGAAGAGTCAAGGATTTATCTTTGACAACTACGATCCAGTAAATCAAGTCAGTCAAGACTGGTTAAGTGCTGCTAAAGAATTTATGTTCTGGACAAAACACAATTGGGAACTAGGATCAATTATAGCACTAAGTCCGTCTGCTGAAAAACTACAGGTGACGGTCCCTGTAGGAGTCGCTGATAATATTCTTGATGGATTTTATGATTATCAAGTTTTGAAAGGTGATGGAAAACCATTGCCTATAAGATTCTTAAATGTGAATAGAAGTTTTCAAAATGTAACAGTCACAACCACAAATACCACTGACGGCATTTATTATCTAAAATTATATTATGTGTTAAAAGAGCATGTTACAGTGTTTGATGACAGAACTGTTTTCAACGATATCATTTACGATAAGACAACAGGGTATAGACAAGGTCGTATCAAAATGCAGTCATTTAGAACTGTTGATTGGGACGGCGATTATACAAGTCCTGGATTTCTATTCGACAATGTCAATATCTCTATATGGCAACCGTTTACAGATTATAAATTAGGTGATATCGTTTCCTATAAGAGTTATAATTGGACAAGCCTGGCCAACCAATTAGGAACAGAAACATTCAATGATACACTATGGACTAAATTAGATTCTAGTCCGACAAAACAATTAGTTGCTAATTTTGATTACAAAATTAAACAATTCAGTGACTATTTTGAAACTTCCACGAATGGTATAGATCAAAGCCAGAGAAGTCTAGCCAGACACACAATTGGTTATCAACAAAGAGATTATCTACAAAATTTATCAGAAGATCCAGTAAGTCAATTTCAAATTTACAAAGGATTCATTAGAGAAAAAGGCACGGCAAACAGTGTTACAAAGATTTTTGATAAACTGAGTAGGTCTGGTTCCGATAGTATTCAGCTCAACGAAGAATGGGCGTTTTTACTGGCAAAGTTTGGTGGAACAGATCAATATTCCGAAGTTGAAATGCAACTGATCAAAAACAAGTATTTGCTTAATCCGCAAATGTTTTTAATACAAGCTATTGCAGACACTAGAGCCAATGATCAAAATTATAGACTAACCGCAGATGATTTTACTATATCTCCAATTCCATACACCAAGGACATCTTTCCTTTAACAAATGATGTAGAAGTTTCTCAGACAGCAGGATATTTGACCAATGATCATTATGAACACGTGGTTAAAACTATGCAGGATCTTACCACACTTAACATTGACACGATAAATGAAAATGATCATATATGGGTAACATTTTATCAAGACAGCTGGGCGGTTTTTAGAATAAATGAATCACCGTTGTTATATGTAATCGATGTAGTTAGAGTGGACGATACCATTGTTCGAATAACACTAAATCGTCCTCATACAGTTCAAGTTGACGATTACATAGGTATTAGAGAAATTGAAAATCTCACAGGATTCTTTAAGGTCACTGAAGTTACTAACACCGGGATAACTTTAGAAGTTTCTGCTGAAATCTCTGATCCTGTAATTGACAATAGCACCACTGCTAATCTTCAATTACTGACAAATGCAAGGTATCCAACTTACGCAGATATTGACCAGCACGTTTCTGCATTGCTAAAAAATAAGTCTAGAATTTTCATAGATGACAATGATCACAATAATTGGGAAGTAGTTGAAAAAAATAAACTCTATACTGGAATTTCTGTAAGTGATTTTGGAACTTCGGTCGCCTTACATGCTGGCGCAAAAGTTATCTATGATAATAATTTAAAACACATATTCATGAGTATTCCTGGTTCCGGATTTGTAAATCTTTATATTGAATCGGAACAAGGTTGGGTACTTAAACAGATTATTTCTCCTCCTGTTGGTTTTTACAACATTGCCGTGGGATCTTTCGGAGAAAAAATGGCTATAAGTCCCGACGGCGTATACTTAATTGTCGGAGCACCAACCGCCAGCGGAGTAACAAACAGGTTCATGGGAGAATGGGGCACTGATGTATTTTATGAACAGGACGATATAGTTTTATACGGAGGCTTATTATATAGAGCTAAAAATTCAAATACAGTAGTGGGTGACGGAAGTTCACAGGCGGCAATTAATACTGATGATTGGGAACGTCATACAACAGTAATACCTATTACTACTTCGGGCCGCAATCCTGGAAATTTTGAACAAGGTATGGTTGCTGTATATAAGTTTATAGGTGGAAGATATGTAAACACAACCGCATTTATTAGTCCTAGACCTGCAGACAATGAGAAATTTGGTTCTGAAATATGTATAGGTGTTAATGGATCCGAATATTATTTGGCTGTTTCAGCAGTAGGTTCTTACAGCAGTACGGGTAGAGTTTACCTAATCAAGTATGACGGCACTGACTGGATACATATGGAAAATCCACTGTTCAGGGGCGTATATGATATAAGTGAATCTTATAAACGAGGCGAAATAGTATGGCAAGCATCGACAGATCCTATAGCAGAGGGAGTTCGGGGTAATCTATGGTCAGCTATAGATGATTCAACATTCGACGGCAGTACAATTACTTTAGAATCTCAAAACTGGTTAAAGGTTTCTAATATATCTACTCATTGTTCTTTGCCTACAAATATATCAGTAGAAGATGATGGTTCTACTTTAGAATTTGCGTATACGGGATTATTAACAGATACACAAAAAGCAGAACTAATAAAACAAGGCGACAAATTTGGTTTTTCCATGACCATGAGTCGTGACGGTAGTATATTAGTAATCGGTGCTCCGGAAAGTGATGGAGAGTTCTTTGCGAATTATAGAGGACTATGGAGACCTGATGTAGAATATGTAGAAGGAGAAGTTGTAAGACACAAGGGTTCTCCTCTTGATTCCTATCAATATTATCAATTAGGCGATGTATACATCGGTCCTGACTCTACATATAGAAGTTTAAATGAAGATCCTTCGGACAGCATAAATTGGAAACAAGTAGGGGATAGTACTAAAACAGCATCCGGAAAAGTATTTGTATATAAGAAAACAAGTTTTGATTCTTACGAATTGACCCAAATGATAAATGCTGGATCTTTGTCATCCTTCACTGACATAGACAGCGGCCTGGTAATCAGCACAGGCGATCAATTTGGTTTTGCCATGGACATGGATGCTAATGCAAATACTTTAGTTGTTGCAAGTCCTAAAGCTGATATAAATTTTCTTGATCAGGGATCAGTATATGTATTGACATTAGATACCAGCACAACAGAATTTAGAGTACAGCAAAGGTTACAAAGTTACGAAATTTATGCTAACGAATATTTTGGTTTTTCAGTGTCAGTCAGTCCCGACGGCGAAAAGATTGCAGTCGGAGCTAGAAATACAAAAACACCATTTCCGGTTTTCTTTGACGCATTAGAAGGAACAACCTTCGATAATGCCAGAACAACATTCTACGTAGAACAAGGATTTACAGGTGGTGTTTATGTATTTGATAAAAAAGATCAAATATTTTTCCTAACAGAAAAATTAGATTCTGAATTACAACCTAACGAATCATTTGGTTATAGTGTAGACTGTGTAGGTGCAAGAATAGTCGTAGGATCGCCATATTATAGAAACAATATAACCAATAGCTATCAAGGAATAGCTAGATTATTTGTTTCACATGCAGATAGTAAGTCATGGACTACATTGTCTGAACAACAACCTGTAGTAGATATTCGTAAAATTAAGAAAATTGAACTTTACGACAATATTAAGAACGTTAAAATACAGGACATTGACTATGTTGACGCAGCTAAAGGAAAAGTTTTAAACATAGCTGAACAAGAAATAAAGTATAAAACTCCATACGATCCTGCTGCCTATAGCATAGGAGATGATTCAGTAGTAGTAGATACAGCGATAAATTGGTTAGAAAAAAATGTAGGTAAACTATGGTGGAATACTGCAAACGCAAAATTTATCTATGCAGAACAAGGAGATAGTGCTTACCGTAACGGAAACTGGAATCAATTGGCACCCGGGTCAACAGTAGATATCTATGAATGGGTGGAGACTGTATTATTACCTAGCGAATGGGCCGCTTTGGCTGATACCAATGAAGGATTAGCTCAAGGTATAAGCGGCCAGCCTCTATATCCTAACGACAACATTTACAGTGTTAAATTTTTCTTAAGCAATATAAGTGGTGCAGTCTCTGAAACTCGATATTATTATTGGGTTAGAAACAAAGCAGTGGTTCCGCAAAACATGCCGGATAGAACTAGATCAGCAGCTGAAGTAGCTAGCCTAATTGAGACTCCCAGTGCATCGGGCATTGCTTTTGCAGCTTTTGTAGCGTCGGATAAATTTATAACTTACAATTTTAAATCTGTAATGCAATCAGATACAGCTTTGTTGAATATACAGTTACGTAATAATTTAGATGCTCAGACAATTGTACATAATGAATATCAATTATTAACTGAAGGTGTTGCAGATAGCTTGCCTTCGCTGAAATTAGAAAATAAATGGATAGATAGTTTAGTAGGTTCAGACGCAGCGGGTAATAGAGTACCTGCTCTAAATCTTCCTGAAAAACAAAAATATGGTATCGGCTTTAGACCAAGACAAACAATGTTTGTTAATAGAACATTGGCTCTGCAGATTGTAATAGATTATGTCAACGATGTTCTTAGAAAGGAAATGTTTGCCGACACTATTAATTTTACTAATTTAAACTTAGTTGATGAAGAACCTAGTGAATTATTAAATTTATATGATACAAGTGTTGACACTGATATCGAATTACAAACAGTAGGAGTAGTCAGAACAAAACGAGCTGTTCTAAGAGCTAATATTATTAATGGCGAAATTGACACTATTGATATTGTTGATCCTGGGTTTGGTTATAGACCTAAAGAACTTTTTGATCAAGAATTTTCTGGTGTATATCTAGGACCTCCGGTGACAATTACTGGAGACGGTATTAATGCTTCTGCAGTATGTCATATAGACGGACAAGGCAGAGTCATTGCTGTAGTTGTAACTAACAGAGGAAGAAAATACAGTACAGTAAATGTATCTGTAAGATACTTCTCTGTATTAGTAAAGAACGATTCTACTATTAATAATTTCTGGAGCATTTACTCCTGGGATGACACTCGTCAAGTTTTCTTCCGCAGTCAGTCACAGGCTTTTGATACAACAAGATATTGGAGTTATGTTGATTGGATTAGGCCAGGATACAGCACCAATTTGCGTATTATTAGAGAATATAATAACATCTACGACGAAATTAACACGGCTGTAGAAATAGGTGATTACATTCGAGTTAAAGAATATGCATCTGGCGGATGGGCAGTATTTGAAAAGATAGCAGAAACCGGGCAAACCTTTTTAGATAGATATAAAATCGTCAGCAGAAAAAACGGTACTATTCAGCTAGACAAATCATTATATGACACTACAGTATTTGGTGTAGGTTTCGATAATGCTCAGCCATTTGACACAACTATATATGATTTAGAAAATGCCAAAGAACTTAGAAATATATTCACAGCAATCAAAGAAGATATTTTCACAGGCGACTATTCAGTAGAATGGAACAAGTTATTTTTTGCATCTATAAGATATGTTTTAAGTGAACAACAATACGTTGATTGGGTCTTCAAAACAAGTTTCTTGAATGCAATTCATAATGTCGGCCCATTTGAACAAAAGACAAATTATAAAAACGATAATCTTGACAGTTATCAAGATTACATAAATGAAGTTAAACCTTATAGGACCACTGTAAGAGAATATGTAAGTCGCTATGACAGTGTTGAAAATTACAATTCTTCAGTAGCAGATTTTGATCTTCCTCCTACATATTCTACATCAGACGGTGCAGTTGTACCGGTTACTGATAATTTAATACAAATAAATCAATATCCATGGAAATGGTGGACTGATAACAAAGGTTTTTCAATCACTGAAATTTTAGTTTATGATAGGGGAGAACAATATACAACACCTCCTAAAGTATTAATTGAAGGAAACGGTGCCGGTGCAACAGCTCAGGCATTTATAGCAAACGGAAAAGTAAGTGGAATACAAGTTCTTACATCAGGAACAGGATATACAATTACGCCTACGATCACTTTAGTTGGCGGCAATCCTACCACCGCACGTCAGGCTAAAGCCACAGCAGTTATTGGTGACACAAAAGTTAGAACATTTGATGTTACTATGAAGTTTGATAGAATAACTAAAACTGGTTATTATCAATCATTTGAAAAATCAGAAA